GGATGCCAATAGCATGAGCTGATTGAGTGATGTTAGTGAGTAGGATGTCAAGCATGTGATGTACTCATAGGTTAGTTATGTTTCTGTTATTAGCTCGTCAGAGCTAGGTATGGGGGGGTATGCTCAGTATATGTAGGCTGAGTTAGAGAGTATTGAAGGCATACCTAGTTAATAACCCCCTATACGGAATTTGTTAAGAATCATTCTCATTTGACCGTGTATGTAATTAGCATACCCCTATAAAGAAAATGACCCTATACATTCCTAACCTAAGAATCTATACTGGGATTGCCACTAATGGCTTAATGAATATGAATAGGTTACTAATATGACTGACCAAGCTATTGAAAAAGAAATCCAAGAGAAAGGTTTAACAGCTCCACGAGTTACACCGGAACATCTTGAAGAGGTGATTGTTAAAGAACAGTACCATGTATTTGAAGGTACTACTTTTACTTCATGTTTGCTTACGCTTAAGAATGGTTTCACTGTTCATGGTGAATCTGCTTGCGCTAGTCCTGAGAACTTTGATGCTGAACTAGGTCGAAAGATTGCTCGTGACAATGCTAAGAACAAGATTTGGATGCTTGAAGGCTATGCACTACGTGAACGTTTACACAATGGAGAGTAACTATGGGGTATGGTAAACCAACTAGGCCGAAGACTAAGCCTAAACCACCTAAGCCAAAGAAGTGATTGGTTAAATAATTAAGGAGCTTCGGCTCCTTTTGTTTTGGAGAAGAGATATGTTAACAGTTCAAGAATTTAAAGATGCTATTCCTAAAAACATGCATAGCCATGTAAACCAACAGTTTGTGGATAATATTAATACTGTAGGGGTTGATAGTGAGGTTAGGAATAACTTCATTAATAATCTTATTCAGTATGGTGATGTACTTAATGATGGTAAGTACAAGATTACTGACTATTTGAATGCTGCTATGTATGTCAGTTTTAAGATGGTAGGTCATGGTAATACTGAAGCATGGAAGAGAACCTTTAAGCCTAAGTATCAAAAGATGATTGCCGGTGGTACTGAGGAAGCTCAAATTAGTAAGTATGCCAGTGCTTACAATAAGGGTAAGTTGGTTCAAGCTATTGCAGAGAGAAGCTTGTGTTTAGACCATGTATTGTTTGCTGATGTAAGGCATAAGGCTATTAAACGACAAGCAGAGTTGATGATGAGTGATAATGAGAATGTTGCTCAACGTGCTGCAGATTCATTGATGAATCATCTTAAGGCTCCTGAGAGTGTGCAAGCTAATGTGAAGGTTGATGTTCAAGTGGATGATACCTTGATTCAATTGGAACAGACTCTTAACCAGATTGCTGAGAAGCAAGTGAATATGATTAGTGCAGGACAGACTACAGCTAAAGCTGTGGCTCATTCACCTTTGTTAATGGAGCACGATGATGAGTGATATTACTGTTGATGGTTTGTTGAATGAAGTGGTTTATGGTGATGATGATACTTATGAACCTAGTGCTTTTGCTATTAAGTTTGTCCATATGATTAAGCTTATCCATGGAGGTGACCCAGAGAATAAGACTCCGGTTGTACACTATAAGATGCTGGATAAGTTTATTAGTGAGCAAGACAAAGATACATTGAATATGTGCCACCGTGGTTTTGCTAAGACTACCGTTAAGATGTACTTAATGTGGTACATTGCTTTGTTTAATGAGTTACCCGGCTTTGGTTCAGTACCTTATGCTTTGTATGTATCTGACTCCATGGAGAATGGCGTTAAAAAGATGCGTAACAGGTTAGAAGATACTTGGAATGATAGTCCGTTTCTGCAGAAAATGATTCCTAAAGAGGGATTCAAGATTACTGACCCAAGATGGGAATTCAATAATACTAAGGGTGGTCGATTTGTAATTACTGGTCATGGTGCTCAACAAAAGATACGTGGTACAGTGGAGAATAGTTCACGTCCTGTATTGGCTATGTTGGATGACTTGATTAGTGATGAAGATGCACGTTCTGAGACAGCCATTAGAAACATTGAAGCTACCATCTATAATGCAATTGAGTTTGCATTACATCCTACCCGTAAGAAAGTAATTTGGTCTGGTACTCCCTTTAATGCTAGAGACCCATTGTATAAGGCAGTTGAGTCTGGTGCATGGGCAGTTAACTTGTTCCCTGTGTGTGAGCAATTTCCTTGTAGTAAGGAAGAGTTCCGTGGTTCATGGGAAGACCGATTTACCTATGAGTCTGTATACAAGAAATATGTGAAGATGAAAGACTCAGGGAAATTGGATGCATTTAACCAAGAGCTTATGTTACGTATCATGAGTGATGAAGACAGGGTTATTGAGACTCAAGACATTCAATGGTTTGAGAGACAAAGAGTACTGAATAATATTGGTAACTTTAATATCTATATAACTACTGACTTTGCTACTGGTGAGAAAGTGAGTAATGACTTTTCTGCTATCAGTGTTTGGGCTTATGACAGTAATGGTAACTGGTACTGGATTGATGGTGTCCTTAAAAAGCAGTTGATGGATAAGAATATTGATGACTTGTTCAGGTTGTGTCAGGTGTATCGACCTATGAGCGTAGGTATTGAGGTATCCGGTCAACAAGGTGGATTTATCCAGTGGATACGTAATGAGATGATAGATAGAAATATCTTCTTTAACTTAGCCAGTGATAACAACTCAAATAGGGAAGGTATCAGACCAGTGGCTAAGAAGCATGAAAGATTCATGCGTATTGTTCCTTGGTTCAAGATGAAAAAGATATACTTACCACTGGAAATGCAGAATGACCCAATAATAAAAGAAGCAACTAATGAGTTGAGTTTGGTTACACGTAAAGGGTTTAAGAGTAAACATGATGACTGGATTGATACTGTTAGTATGTTGGATAGTATGAATGCTTTTACTCCCGGTGTAGACTCAGGAATAGTTGAAGATGACGAGGGTTACTACTCTGGTTATGACGATTCCAATAATATTAGTTCTTATATAGTGTGAGGTTTACATGACTTTAGATGATATTTATAACCTACTTACTTCTGGTGAACTAAGGCAACATCCGTTGTTTGCTAATGGTTTGAAGGATGAAGATAAAGAAAAAGTTAACCAGTTTATCACTGCTGGTTTAACAGACTTGTATACAAGGTTTCCATTAAAGACTGACCGGTTAGTACTGGTTATGGACGAGATTGAAACTGTGTATCCATTGGTTCAAGGTTCTCCTCACATTGATGAGGGTTTAATTCCTTATACGGGTGACTTACTTAAGGTACTGGAAGTACTAGATGAGGGTGAATGCACTGTACCATTGAACAATGGTAATGAACCGTGTGGTGTATTTACTTCGAGTACTAATGTGTTACAGATTCCTCAGCCAGTAGATGGGGATATGTTGTATATTACTTATCAGGCTAACCATAAAGCCATTGATACAGGTATTGAGTTACCTCTTAACTTGGTTCCTGCACTGTGTGCTTATGTTGGTTACCGTTTATATAGTGGTGACACAAACCAACAGTCTTCTGTAAAAGCTAATCAATTGCTTAGTGAGTATGAGAGACAATGTATGAACCAAGAGTTATTTGGGTTGGTTAACAAGGATGATGTCACTACCCTTACTAGTTTTTGTACTGGAGGTTGGGTATGAGTTACTCAAACGGAAGATGCAATGAAACAAGGTTAGTACGTAGATACATTGGTTCTGCGTATGACACTGTAAAGACTGTTGCAGAGAATATAAATAGTGTGGTTCCAGTTGGTGAGCATATTGATGATGTTATTAAGAATGCTACTAATATGGATGACATTGTTGCTGTGTCTAATTCACTAGATGATTACCGTATTAGTGAAGAGTTTACATTGGCTAAAGGACAGATGAGTATTACTACAAGTAAGGTAGTAGCATCCGCTTGTGATGTACGTATTGCTCATCCAGATGTAGACCAAGACTTGTTAGAAAGTGGTTTAGATTATACGAAGGTTAATTCTAATAAGATTAACTTTAATAGAAGCTATCCAGAAGGTGCTAAGGTCTACTTAGTTCAATATGTGACTAAGGATGATATTGGTGAACTGGAAGTAGATAGCTTTGTATTTGACCCAGTAACTGGTGAGCTAGAGCTGAAAGCTAATGGTGTTACGTTTAGTGTTACCTTGGTTTACCCTACGGATTTGTTTAATAAAGGTAGATACTCAGTAGGTAAGGCATACAGCACTGTAAATGACTACTTTATCTATATAGTGGATGATGAGCCACGAGAGGTATTCCTGAAGGATGGTGTAGATGTCCCTTATGTTATTTCATTGGCTGACCCAAGAAATGATAGTAACTTACTGGTTACCTCGCATATTACTGAAAACAATATTAGTGACTATACAGATATTGTCTACGGGTCTGTTAATGATTTGATTTTAGGTAATCCAATTCCAGCAACAATTAATAGCAAAGTTAAATCAGGGTTAACTCGCTGGGAAATTGTTAATTACCCAAAATATACACTACCACAAGCAACAAGAACTAAGGAGTTTAAAACTTTACCTTTAGATAATGGCTTGTATGCGTACCCTATCGGTGATTTATTTGTTGAAGATTTTTGTTCTGATTCAGTAACAGCAGATAACGACGACGGGATTGGATTACTTGCTTCTGTTGCTCGCGATGGAATTAAAATTAATCCTAATGGTAAAGAGTTTCGAGTGTTTGCAAATGTAGCTGGCATCGTGGCTTCAACTGCAACGCCAGAAACTGATAACGCTGGCGATAAAACAAAAATGCTCTACTTTGATGGATTTTATAATCTTCAATTTGGCGCAGGTGGTTTTTACGCAGCAAACCAAGAAACTTCAGATACTAAAATGTACTTCCCATCAACGCTTACTCTCATTAACTGCGTAGATACTATATATGATGCAGGTGCAACCTTTGAGGGTAAAGGTGAGAACTGGGGTGCTTCTGATAGCTCAGCTTTCCCTGCGTCGAAGTATCCAGATATGACTGACCAAGAAAGATTTGATAGACGTCTTGAGTTTTGCGGAACTAACGGTGGACATGCAATTTACCACGGTAGATGTGATGGGATTACTGGTTCACCTGTTGGGAGAAAATGCGGCTCTGTAGCTGCAATTTACTTTTCATCAACTAGAGGAATTGCTCTTGATTCACCATTTGCTAATGCTGGTTCTCTTGGTTACGCGGCATACACGGCTGATGCATGGGTTGGTAGTTTGGCGTACGTAGGATTTAAAGACTTCCACGGAACTATTAACAACCCTCGCGCACACGCAGAGCTAACATTACGCCGTGAAGATGGTGTACAAGCTGGCTCATCAACATACGCTGGCAAAGGCGGCGTTCTAACTGAAGATGCTGGGGTTAGTTTAACCACTACAGGCGGATATATCGCTGATATGTATGCCAACCCTGCTAATAAATTATTGGGTTATGCTTTTGGCTCTGGTTCTGGCTCTATCTGCAAATCTACTGGCGCTATGGTTAGAAACTGTCAAGAAGTTGCTTTTGCTAACTGTGCAACCAATGATAAAACGATCTGCACAGTGACAGAAGTTGACGCAGTTGTAGGATTGACTGGGATTATGTTTGACGATCAACCTTTCGGAACGTCTCATGTCACCTTAAAAGGCAAAGTGCGGGTTAATAACTCGCGAGTGTGGGCAGGTGAAAGCGAAACTCTAGCGAATACAAGCTTAGTTGCATCTTTAAAAGTTACATCTGGGGCATTTGCGACTGTGGATTGTGATGCTCGCGGAGATGAAAGCCCGCCGGACGGCTCAGTTGGTCTAATCTTTTCTCTTATAAGCAATACGAAAGACGCTTGTTACGGCGGAGTTTCCATTGAGGGCGGAGATTACAAAACAAACGGCTACCTAATCCGCAGTAAGGGATGGGGAGGCTCTACACCATCAAATAACGGGTTAATAATATCTGGCGGGGCAAGAATCCTAGACCTATCATCTGCGGGTCTTGATAGCTACATAAGCTACACAAACCAAGATGACAACGGAGTATTTACATACGTTTACCACGACTTGAGAGATTGCTTTATTCAAACAAGGAACTGGAGAACTCTAGACTGGAGCTTAAAAGGTAGCAATCTTGATACTTTAATTAGAATTCCAGACAGAATGAGGAACTGTTACAGTCTTTCTAATAACTATGACTTTGGTGAAAGAAGTGTGAAGGTTTTAAGTACTGAACTTAGTGGTGAGGATACAGTGCTTAATCTTGAGCTAGTAAATGGCCGAACATTTAGAAGTAAGGACATAACATCAAATTCAGGGATAATAAGAATAGCAGGTAGATTAGGGAGTTATGATACCTCTGATAATGTACTTACGGTTAAGTACAAACTTACAGGTGGTGATATACGCTCAGACTTTACCGTTGATACTACTTACGGTTTGCCGGGGAACTTCTAATGAAAATTAAATGTAAAAAAACACTAATACTTAAGCCAACAAATATTGAGGCTATAACGGCTGGTGTTGAATATGAGGTAGCCAACAAGGACGAATGGGGTACACTTATCATTAACAATGAAGGAGTTAAACATCATTTTGATGATGTAGACTTGGCAATTTACTTTGAATAAATAAAAACCCCTAGCTTCGGTTAGGGGTTACTTCTACTTAAAATACTTTACTATATACTCAAGGAGTATTTGGTTTAGGAGATACTGATTATGTTTACATTTAAGAGTGTTACTCAGTTACTTGAGCAATCCCTGTTAGTAGGGGATGTGGTTCAAGTATTGGGTGAGACAAGTGAAGGAGATAGCCAAGTCCTTCATGGCAGGGTTTACCCTAGAGACTATGTAACCACTAACCGAGTGGTTGTACTGGCTAATAGTAATAAGGTTGTGTTGAATCCTGTAGCAGCTTCTGACAGTTATGTTTACAAGGGTAATATATCTACTGTAGTAGGTACTGAATTACCTTACAGTGCACGTTACAATGCGTATCAGTACCCAGATAACTCTGACCAGTGGTATGCACCCATACAGGACCAGTCATTTCCAATTACAATCCCTGCTGACCCAGAATCTAGTGATGCTTGGGTAGTAGTTAATGCTTTGACCATAGACGGTTTGGGTTCCATCTCAAACTACGAATTTGACAGCGTTGCAGATGCTGTAGCTAATAAATTTAAAGTTTCTTATGTAGGTGGAATGAAGTTAAGAACAACGTCGTACTATGGAGAGTCGGCTTATACAGGCAAGCGTTATGGTGGCGCTGACTATATTGTAACTGTAAGTGATGCTGACAAGGTAGCGGCAGGCATTCAAGTGAACTTGGTTGGTATGCTTGCAATGGAGCTAGTTGACTATAACGACGTTTACATTAGCCAGATTGGTGCACTTGATTCGTCGTCTCAAGACGCAGTGACGAAAATACAGCCGTATGTGAATTACTTCAGAAATCAAAAAGACTCATTCAGATTAAAGATTGAGTTAACGACTTACTTTTTCTCAACTACTCTTGATTTGTCTAACTTTGGTAACAACTCATCAATTACAATTGAGGGTGTATCAAAGACTAGAATTAATAGTCGAGGTACTGGCTCTATTATCTATGGTAATACTGGCAACAATAACCCAGTGATAAACCATGCGGGTTCTGAAAATGTAAATTTGGATAAGTTCTCTATTTTTAGTGCGGCGGCAACTCCTACGCTTGGCTCTCCTTCCACTCTAGGTATTTTGATGGCAAGGACCGCAACTAAACCATATTGTCAGTTTATTAACCTAAACAAGATTCATATTGACTTGGTTAGTATTCCAACTGTTAACAATAACTATGGCTCGATTGGTGTTTATAACTACGCATCAGAAACGCACGGATGGTCAGACGTATCAATTGCAGCAGATACGCCAATGATAATGACCACAACTAACATTGCTGGAATTACTTACAACGATTATTTTGACAACACAGGAAAAGAGTCTCAAAACACAACAACGAATTTCAACTATGACAATTTGCAGCTTTATCCTAAGACATACAGTCCTTTGATTCTTGATATTGTCAGGGATTTAGAAGTTAACACATACCTAGCATTCGGTGAGTCTTTGCTAGAAAAATACGTCGTTGAAATGCAAGGAATTCTACCTAACCGACGAATTAAAATTAAAAACATTCACTCTGAATACATTCGAAGAGGATTTAGAGTTTCCGCTCCGCTTCTTGAGTCTAAGTTTGAGGGTAAGTTAGGGGCAAGCAATACCGACATAATGACTCTTGTGACCGGTGACGGCAGAATGAGCCAAGTGGACTTTGAGTGTTTCAACGTGACTGGCGGCGGTGCAGTAACTTTGATTAAAGACAACACATCTAATGAGTCTTTTGATGTGACGGTTAAAATGTGCAAGGAAACTAACGGACCTAATGTTCCAGTGGCTTACGATTTAGGCTCAGCGATTTACAATGAACTGCGCATCCACCACGATTACTCGTGGCAGACTGTAAATGATGCAATTACCTCAGTCCCTCAAAATCAAATAATCATCCATGGTAGAGATGGTGTTTATTATCGAGGAACATTCTACCGAGGTACAACAGCAACCAGACCTGTTGAAGGTTTATTTATAGGTAAAGTGTACTACGACACTACGTTAGATGGAGAAGTAGTATGGAACGGTACTTTTTGGAATGAAAGCAACGTTGTAATTAAGGCAACAACGGCAGAGCTAGAAGATAAAACTAGCAATATAAATACAGTTAACAAAACCATCTACAAGAAGGTTTTAAATACAGATACAGTTGCAACTGTTACTGCATCAGGAACTAGCAGTACTTCGACATGGCGTAACGCTCTTGGCGCTGTAGCTCACACACCAGTATAGGAAACGAGACAATGATTAATGCTGATTATGTTTTTCACGGAACCAAGATAAACGTGAATGTAAGAGTCGGGGCTATGTCTTACATGCATAACCCAAAGAAGAAGTGGGTTTTTAATGTGTCTCTAATATCAGATTCAGAGATTATACCAATTTCTAAAGTCTACTCAGTTGATTACATTGAAGGTGCAGACCCAATAAAACAAGCTTACATAGAGGTTAAAAACTCAGGAGATTTCACCAACATTACTGAGTTCGTATAAATAAAAACCCCTAGCATTAACTAGGGGTTCTTTTTACTTATCTTTACCCATTTCATCAAGTTTGGACAGTATAGAATCTACACCTTTGGACACGTAACCAAGGTCTCTTTTCATTATTTCCACGTCAACGTTGAGTCTGTTGTAATGAGCGGATAATTCGGAGGTGGTTACTTCAAGTGTACTGACCCTAGGGGGTAAGGTCATGTAGGATTGGATTACTTTCTCTAGTGCTTCTATTTCAGCTTGTTGTTTCTTTTGTGTATCCTCTTGAGCCAACACTTTCTGATCTGTTAGGGCATGGTGGTTAGTCATATCCTGTACAAATCCAAAGTATCCTCCTACACCTAATATCAATGTAGGGAGTAGTGCAATGAAGATAGCAAAAGCTTTACTCTCTGGTACTTTGTCGCTCGCCATATATAATTCCTCTGGTGTAGTACATTAACTATGCTTTAGTATAATATTCAAATTAAAAGCTTCCATAGGATATACCAATGACTGACTACAGTAAAAAACCAACTTTAGATGAGTTGAAGAAAAACTTCATAGGAGCTGAATACCTCCATGCTACTCAATGTGAAAAAATAGATAGCTGGTTAGATTTAATGTTCATTACCAATGGAGAAAAATTCCAAGGTAAGCCAAATAAATCTAAGGTTCAGCCAAAGGTTGTAAGGCAACAAGCTGAATGGAGATATGCAGTTTTAAGTGAACCACTACTTAGTACAGAAGATATGTTTAGAATAAAACCTCGTACTGGTTTGGATAGGTCTTGTGCTAAGCAGAACCAACTCATTCTTAATTACCAGTTCAATGAGCAACTGGATAAGGTGACTATGGTGGATACCTATATTCGTGCATTGGTTAACGAAGGTACTGCTATTGCTAAGGTTGGCTGGTTAGAAGACTGCGACAAGATAGAGGTAGAAGTTCCTAAGTATGATTATCGTTATGCTGATGCTGCACTAGGACCAATCATTCAAGAAGCGTTACAGAACTACTTTAGAGAACCTAATAGTATTGAGAGTTTACCTCCAGTACTTCAAGAGTCAGTTATGAAATCTGCTGAAAGAAATGAACTGATTCAAGCCGTCTTAGTTGGTTCAGAAACCAAGACCATTAAGCAGACTCATTACAATGGACCTACAGTAGAGTTCTGTGACTATCGCAATGTACGTATTGACCCTACATGTGGTGGAGACTTCTCTAAGGCTCAGTTTGTGGTTCATTCATATGACGCTAGTTTGTCTGACCTTGAAAAGACAGGTAACTATGATTTGTCTGAGCTAAAGCAAGAACCATCAAGTGAGCCGGTTACTACGGATGGTCATGAAGTGTTAGGTGATGATAGTTTTAGCTTTGATGATAAAGCACGTAAGAAATTCACTGTGTATGAGTACTGGGGTTACTATGACCTCCATGATACAGGTAAGACAGTACCTATGGTTGCTGCTTGGGTAGAGAATACTATGATACGTTGTGAGGAGTCTCCATTTCCTCATAGCAAGCTCCCATTCGTAGTGGTTCCATATCTACCGGTTAAGAATTCAGTCTATGGAGAAGCTGATGCAGAGCTTATAGCGGATAACCAACGTATCATTGGTGCATTAACTCGAAGCATGATAGATACCTTTGCCAGTACAGCAGCAGGTCAGAAAGGTTATTCTAAGGGTGCTATGGACTACAATAATCAACGTAGATTTAAGGCTGGAGAGGATTTTGAATATAATCCGGGAGCTAATCCAGATGCTACTATATGGACTGCTAAACAGCAGGAGCTACCTGTAAGTGCATTCAACATGCTGATGCAACAGAACAATGATGCTTCAGCTATGACAGGTGTACAGCCATTTGGTGCTAGTGGTATCTCAGGTGATAGCTATGGTTCAACAGCTACAGGGGTAACAGCAGCAGTAGGTGCTCAAGCTAAACGTGAATTTGGTATATCACGTAGAGTGGTAAGAGGACTTAAAGAAATTGCTAACATGATTACTGCTATGAACTCTGAATGGTTAGATGACGAAGAAGTTATTCGAATCACTGATGATGAGTTTGTGACAATCAATAGAGATAATCTTGTAGGTAATTATGATATTTCACTGACTGTTAGTACTCAGGAAACAGATACACTAAAAAGTAATCAATTGGCATTTATGCTTCAAACCATGGGACAAACATTGCCATTTGATATGACCCAATTAATCTTTGAAGATATTGCTGAATTAAATAGAATGCCTTCATTAGCTAAAAAGATTAGGGATTATAAACCTGAACCAACTCCAGAACAGCAAATAGAATTAGCTAAGTTACAACTTGAGTTAGAAGAAAAGAAACTACAATTGGCTAAACTACAGTCAGAAACTGACTTAAATAGAGAAAAAACTAGAGAAGTAGCTTCCAAAACTGATTTAAATAACTTAGAGTACATTCATAATGAACAAGGTGTTGATCATGCAAGGGATATGGAAAAACAACAAGCCCAAGCAGAAGCAAACACTAAACGAGATGCGTTTAACGCAGCACTTAAAAATACCACCAATGAAGGATAAAGATTATGTCTAATTTACAACTAGCACTAGAACAGTTTGCACTAGCAGAAGAAAAGGCAAAACAAGCTATTGAGTTTGGTAACCATCTTACTGCTCTAGAAAGTAATAAAGACTTCCAAGCTCTATTGGGCAAACTGGATGAAGAAAGTCTTAACATGACTAAAGCTCTGGCTTACCCTCAATCTCGTGAAGCAGCATCAGGTATCCTTGGTGGTATCTCTCGTTTCCATTGCTTACTTGAAGAGTGGAAGCGTGAAAACAATGAAGCTGTACGTTTTCTTGAGCAAGCACCTCAGCAACGTCAAGACATTATTGACGAGCATACAGAAGTAGATACTGCGGAGTAATAGACTATGAATTCAGAACAAATTGCAAATATGTCAGATGAAGAAATCCTAAATATGGATTGGTCATTTGATGCAGAAGATTCTGATACGTCTAGTGATATTACTGAAGACACTGGCTCTGATGAGCCAGTTGTTGACCTTTCAGAAGAAGACACTCTAGATGAACCTGAGCAAGAAATTGAACAGGATGAAGAAGTAGAAGAATCTGAAGAAGTAGAAGAACAAGATACACCGGAAGAAGTTGAAGATAGTGTTGAACCATCTGAACTTGATAAGCTGGTCGGTGTACCTATTGAGCATCAAGGTAAAACTATTACCCTTAACAGTGTTGATGAAGTATTGGCTATGGTTAAGCAGAGTATGGCTCTGTCTTCTCAAGTTACGTCAATGGAAGTTCATGAACCATTGATTGCTATGCTAGAAGAGAATCAGTTACTTGATTCTAGTAAGTTAAGTATGGCTATTGATTTGCTAAATGGTAATCCTGATGCTATTCGTAAATTGATTGCGGATAAACAAATTAGTATGGATGATATTGACTCTGAAACAGAGAATAAATATCAACCATCAGATAAATCTCTATCTCAGGAAAAAATTAAATTATCCAATACACTTAAGAAGCTCCAAGAATCTTCAGAAGGTGTTCAGGTAATTAATACGATTGCTAACTGGGATGAACAGAGTAAAAACTTGTTGTCTAAACATCCTGAAAATCTTAACCATCTGGAAGCACATGTTAGAGACGGTACTTTCACTAAAGTGGTGGGTGAGATTGAACGTCAGAAGATGTTAGGACAGTTACCTCAGTCAACTCCTATGGCTCAAGCTTATCAGCATGTCCTAGGTTTAATGATGCAACAACAGCAGCAATCACAACCGGAGGAGAAGGTAGTACCTGATACTCCTACTAAACCAAAGAAATCTAAAGCTCGCGCACAATCTGTAAGTAATGCAACAACCGCAGGAAGTAAACCTAACTATACTCCTGAAGATGTTGCTAACATGACAGATGAGCAGGTTTTAAAATTGTTTAACTAAGGAATAAATTATGGCTAATGATGCTAACAAAGGTCAGATGATCTATAACCAAGGTACTGATGCAAACCCTTCTACTATCGGTAAGCAGTGGAACACATTCGTGATGGACCGAAAGGCTATCATTGATGCTGCTGATGAAGCGTATTTTGGTCAGCTATCGAGTACAACCAAGATGCCTAAGCATATGGGTAAGACGATTAAGAAACAAATCTTCATGCCATTGCTAGATGACCGAAACGTCAATGACCAAGGTATTGATGCTGATGGTGCTAAGATTGCTAACGGTAACCTATATGGTTCAAGCAAAGATACCACCTCTATCCTAGCAGCAATGCCTACTCTGTCTGAGTACGGTGGTCGAGTAAACCGTGTTGGTTTCCATCGTGAACTAATTGAAGGTACTTTCCAAGAGTACGGCTTCTTCTACGAATTCACTAAAGACTCTCTAGACTTCGATTCTGATGCAGACCTAATGGCTAAGATTCGTCGTGAAGCAATTGTAGGTGCAAACAAACTGAATGAAGATAACATCCAAGCTGACCTATTGAATGGTGCTGGTGTTGTTATGTATGCAGGTGCTGCAACATCTGATGCAGAGATTACTGGTGAAGGTGATGACATCTCCGAAGTATCTTACAATGACCTAATGAAACTGAATAAGATTCTGGATGATAACAAGACTCCTAAGACTCTACGTTTCATCTCTGGTTCACGTATGACGGATACTAAGACTATCCCTGCAGCTCGTGCAATGTTCATTGGTACTGATGTAGAGCTAATGATTCGTGATATGAAGGATAACTTCGGTGAGCGTGCATTTGTACCTGTAGAGAAGTATGCAGCAGGTGGTACTCTTCTACGTGGTGAGGTAGGTACTATCGGTCAATTCCGTCTTATCTCTATCCTGAACATGCAGAAGGGTGCAGGTAAAGGTGCAACAGCTACAGAAGCTAATGCTGGTTACCACACTACTGACGTATCAGGTACTGACAAGTACGATGTATTCCCTATGCTGGTTGTAGGTGGTTCAGATACATACGGTGCTCCATTTACTACTATTGGTTTCCAAACTTCAGGTACATCTAACAAGTTTGAAATCATTACTCGTATGCCGGGTAAAGAGACTGCTGACCGATTTGACCCATACGGCAAATCAGGATTCAGTTCTATCCAATGGTGGTACGGTATGCTACTAGAGCGTACAGAGCGTATTGCTAAGATTCAAACAGTTGCACGTATGTAACAAATAATAATATGATGATGACTCTCCTTCGGGAGAGTCTCTATTTACACCACACAAGGATTATCACAATGACAATGACTAAAGCAGAACTAGAACAAAAAGTATCAGAGTTGTCTGAAGAAGAAGTACAACAACAAGTACAGGATTACAAAGCCAAGCTTGATGCGGAGAATGTCTCATACCATCACAATTCTGGCTTAGTATCTTTGGTTATGAAATGGCAAGAGCATGATGCTAAAGCTAAAGGTGGTTCTAAGAATGAATCACGAGCAGCTAAGATGCAGCGTAAACGTAAGGAAGCTCTACGCTTAGTACGAGTACGAATCACTAACCATAATCCTGCTAACAAGAATAAGCAGGGTGAAATCTTTGTAGTAGCTAACAGCCTTATCGGTGAAGTACGTTCATTCGTACCATACAACTGTGAAGCAGCTAATGAGTATCACTTACCTGAGATTATTCTTAAGACCCTTAAGAACCGTAAGTATCGTTCATTCCAGACAGTAACCAATAAGGCTACAGGTCATAAAACAGTACGTCCTATTGAAGCTAATGAGTTTAGCTTTGAAGAACTTGCACCATTAACTCAAGAGCAACTTGATAAGCTTAAGCGTCGTCAAGCTATTGCTAGAGGCACACTACCAGAGGAAGAAATCTAATGGATATCTCAGACTTAACCACAGGAACCATTGATGGTACTGGTGTCTTTGATGTGTTGATGAAAAGTATCAATGCACAGATTGATGCAAAGGTAGCTGATGGTATTATTCCTCGTGACCAAGCAAGTCAAGTGTATGAGCAACTAACCATGCAGGCTATGAGCCAATCAGTTCAATTCCTTCAGGTTCAGCAGCAAGCTAAACTTAGTGAAGAACAGATTAAGTTGGTTACTCAACAAACCATTACTGAGAAAGCTAAAACTCAAGATACTGTTGATGGTGAAGTTGTAGCGGGTACTACAGGTAAACAAAATGCAGTACTAGCAGCTCAAGAGAAGGGTTTCCAACAAGATAGTATTAACAAAGCAACAAGCACTATGGTTAATACTTGGTTGGCTCAACGTAGTACGGATGATGGAGTTAAGCCTACTCCAGAAAACAAACTACAAGATACTGACATTGGTGCATTCGTTACTAAGATGGGTGAAGTCAATGACGTTACCGTTTAATGGTTAAATTATGAAATAAACTAGGAGGCTTATGCCTCCTTTTTTGTCTGTAAATTATGAGGAACACTCATGGGATTTTTTTCAAAAACTGTAGTTAGCACAGCTTCAGCATCCATGAATCTTGTGGAAGACACTCCAGAGGTAATTAACCAAGCAATAATAAATGCATCACTCGAAGGTTATGATGCAGGTGAGTCCTTACTCGATACCTTGGCTAATAGCTTTGATAACAATATGCGTAGGTATCAATCCTATGGTGATACTACATTTACTCTAGGGTTGCCTTTGGGACAATCATCAACAATAACTGCGTCGTTAGCTAACGTACAGTCAGCACTTGATAAAGAGTTCCCTTACACTACAACAGCAGTATCAGGTTTCTATGAAGACTTTAATTTAGAGTTTGTAGCTATCTCTCACTTACGTGTAACCAACGACTACAAGGCAGAAGACAATACGATAAATGTAGGGGGTATAAGGTATGAAATAGCTAAGTATATATGGACAGACTCTGAGCCAACTATTGTAAAAGTAATGCGAGAAGGTTTTTCTGGTATTTTAATAGAAATGGCAAGAGTTACTGACCCTTTATTTGCTTTAGAAGGTTCTGACGAAGATGAGGATTTTATCAACATTACCTATTTCAAAGAATCAGAACTTGAACCCTACTATTGGCCTTACTACATCAAAACCAATAAGTATCCTGAGCTTGACCCAAGTAATGATATTGGTCCGGTTAATCAATTCTTTCCTATTGTTCCCTTAAGACTTAATAAGCAAAGTTATACTGACCCTGACCTGTCAGATACTGAACTATATAAAACCAGTAAATCTCTTTTGTCTAAAGCAGGAATAGTATGGAAACAGCTAGATGAGGGGATTAATGAGAACCCAGATATTGATGATGTAAACCATGCCTACATCATGAATGCTATTAGTTTAGAGACTGAAGATAACTATTCTAAAAGATATTTATTTAACTACTTTTTAGACTTAGAAGCACAGTCAGGAATTACCTCAGATGATTACGAGGAATGGGAAAAAGATAGTAGTGAGACTACTACACCTCCAGTAAATACTTTGTCTATAACTAGTGGTACATGGAAATCAGCTATCAGTTACTACTACATTAAATCAAAAACTGTTGAAAGCACTATAGGTAAAATAGGTACTGTAGATATTACTATTAATGCCTTCCCAAGGTTTACTCCACAAGGATTTAATTATTCTACAGAGAGTGTTGAATCAAAAGTATTGATAACTAGACAAATTACAGACACAACATGTGTAGAGTTGTGTGTAGCTGGCTTAGTGTATAGGAATGAGATTTCTGGTTCAGGTTCTTTTGTTCGTATTGGTTTGGATGATTTAGGAAAAGAGGATGATGAGACTGAGATACTTATCCCACTTAACCTAGGCATAGTAGATAAGATGACATTTACAGAAAGACATTATGTTTACTATGACAGTTTCAAAGTAGTGTTTAATGCCTTTAAAAAGCAAAAGCTAAAGTGGTATCAGACTGGATTTTTTAAGTTTGTAACTATTGTCATTGCTATAGCAGTTGCTGTGTATACAGGTTATTACCAAGCAGTTGTTGCAGCACTATCAACAGCAGCAGCAGCAGGAGCACTAGCCTTAGCCATAACAGTAGCTTGGTTAGTTATTGAAGCATACATTGTAAAAGTAACGTTTGAGTTTATAGCCAAAGAACTAGGGGTTGAGGTAGCAATCATATTAGCAGCAGTTCTAGCCGTCTATGGTTTTGGTGGTGGCTTGTTTGACTTACCTATGGCTAATACTGCTGTGTTTATTGGAACAGTTGGTTTAGACTCATCTATTAGTTATGGCATAGAAAGGATTCAAGCAGAGTATGAAGCTTTCCAATCTTATGCTATTCAAAAACAAGAAGAACTAGATGTTGTGAAAGAGTCACTGGAAAAACCAGAAGCAGCATTTGATATAGTAGGTATGTTACCTATGGAATCACCTACTTCCTTCTACACTCGTAAACTAACAACTAATGTAGCTCCAGTTACACTTGAAGCAGTAAGTTCATATGTAGACAGAGCTTTAACACTACCAACAATAGGAGTCGATTATGGCTATGAATAATTTAAACTTTGGAGGCAATGTATTAGATAGCTTGTCCCTAAGTAATCCATCAATCAGTTCAATGGGCACTATGCCTTTACAGAATCTATCGTTTGGGAATACATCTACTATGGATACTGGATTGAACTTTGATAAAGCATTCTGGTTAGGTGGTGAGAACTCTATGGGTGTACTCCCTGTAGGTGCTCAGTTATTCCAGACAGGTCTTAATGCTTACACAGGTCTCCAAGGTCTAAACCTAGCAAAAGAACAGCTAGCATTTAGTAAAGATGCATTTAACAAGAACTATGCTAACCAAGTGAAGCTGACTAACGCTCAATTACGTGACCGTCAAGAAGCTCGTTATGCAGCTAACCCTAATGCGTATGAGAACCCTGACAAGTACATGGAAGAGAACAAGGTAGGTTAATATGGCTATCACATGGCGTAATATCAGTGCACCTGACTTAAGTGCTTCAGCAAGCATCCTAGGACAAGCAGGACAGTCTCTTAACCAAGCTACTGAAGGTTTGGTAGGGTTATTTGACCAAGCCCGTCAGAATGTCATACAGGAAGCAGAAGCAGAGAAGAAGGCAAATACCTTTCAAGCTTTAGATGCTATTCGTACAGCAGATGAAGAAACCTATGGTGAAATGTCCCTTGGCTCATTAATTGATGAGTTTGGTTCTATTGACCAAGATGCAGTGTTTACTGCTTTGGACACAAAAGATGATGACATTATGCAAGGTAAGAAAGATGCTTTGAATCTTCAAAACTTGGAACTTAGTAACCAAGGTAAAGAGTTACAAAATAAGGTTACTAAAAACACATTAGACCAAACCATCAAGGAACAAAATAAAACTGAACGATTGTCAACAATCAATGATGCTGCTAGTAAAGTTGGTTTAGAGCTTGGTGCCCTTAAAGGTGTAGATGATGTCACTGTTAAAAATATGATTACCAAAGCAGGAGAAGCACAAGGATTAACTGGTTCAGACTTGGTTACCTTTGTGAATACTGCATCACAAGTCAACAAAGACTTACGTGCACTAACTCCTACTGAGCAACTTCTGTATGACAACCAGTTAGCTAAAAATAATGCTGGACTAGAGAGTGTAACTGCTCAGGCAGATGCTCAACTTAATCAGATTATTGAACAGAACCCTATTGACCCTGTATTCACTCCTTATCAGGATATTAAGGATATTTCTAGTGCTATCTCTGGAATTATTGAAAAGTACCCTGAAGGTTTTCTTAATTTTGTAGGTACAGGTAACCAGTTAAGAAGTGAACTTGAAGACAAGTTAGATAGGTTTGCCAAGGACAACGGTATCAAGAAATCCGATATTCCCCCTACAGTAGTTGCAGCAGCTTTAGATTCAGGAATTGTAAGTAATAAAGAATTCCTTACTAATGACAAAGCAGACACTTCTAACTTCAGTTTAGACCTAGAGAAATACTACAGTATCTATCAGAATAACCAACAACGTGCAGCAAACATTGCAAATGCTACAAGGTTACGTAATGATGCTGTTTCTAGGGCGCAGGGTATAAAACAAGAAGCTGATTTAGCAGCATACAAATCTGCAAATGTCGCTAGGGATATTCTAAAACAATTTAATTGAAGGATGACACCATGAACAATTCTCTTTTACCTGATGAGTTAGATTTTACTAGTCAGATGAAACAGACCAATCTGGATTTTACCAGTAAGCAAAAACAGTTCGAAGCTCAACAGAAAACAGGTGATTTATTTGAGCAAGCTGTGTCAGAAACAGCTAAGCGTAATGCAGATGCTTGGGTCAATGACTATGAGCTATCTACTACTGCGGGTACGTTACAAAACTTAGGTGCAGCAGCAATTGAAGGCGGTGCAAGAACTTTAGGTAATGTTGCTTCTTTGCCTATGTCACTTCAGGCTACTGAGCTTGCCCTAATACCTGATACAGACAAAGTGGCTTACCAACTGGTTAGTGAGTTTGAAGCAGGTAAAAGAGAAGATGGTCCTGAAGTACAAGCAGCATACAAAGTACTAGACAGAGATGTACGAGGTATCGAATCAGATAATTTTGACCTCAACTCTGTTGGTGGTACTGCTGGTATGGCTATGCAGCTAGGTGACCTATCTACCATGAATGCAAGAGAACGTATTGATAATGCATTAGCCAGTATCTCTGAAGGTACAAAGATTAGTGCAGCATTCTCTGATCCGGTAGAAGGTATTACTAACCCTCTTAACAAGGAAAGAGTTAATGAGGATATTGCATCTACCTACGATAAGGGTGTTAAAGAATTCCATGATGGTGTTGATGCATACCGTGAAGGTGATTTCACCACTGCTGCTGTTGAGATGGTTAAAGGTGCCGGTACGCTTCTCTCAGGCTTAGGAGACCTTACACCTGAAGTAGTGGCTACTTACACTGCTGAAAACGCTACAGAGCTTGCTACAGGAGCAATTAGCCGTACAGCACTAGCACTTACATCTGCTGGTTATGCAGGTGATGTGTTTGTTGATGGTGTAGAGAAGTTCCAAGAGCGTGAAGGTCGATTACCTAACAGTGCTGAAGCTGCTTCAATGATTGCTCTAAGTGCAGGTGCAGGTGCAGTAGATCTAATTGCTGATAAAGGATTGATTGATGCGGTAACTCCTGTAGGCAAAGCTGTAGCCAAAGAAGTACCTAAAGAGGTAGCGAAAGCTACCGTTAAAGAAGGTGCAACTGAAGCAGCACAAACTTTTGTTGAAGAGAATGCATCATCACTGGACTTTGAAGATATCAAGGGTAAAGAAATTTACACTGCTGGTATCATTGGTGCAGGTGTAGGTGGTGCTATGGCTAGTACTGGTCAAACAGGAAAACTTATTACTTCTGGTAAAGATGCTTACAATGCAGCTCGTGACACTACTCTAAGTGAAACTAAAGAAACCAAAGCTACTGTAGATAAAGCAGTAGAAACAGGTGACTTTACTGAAGTTAAAAAGAACCCAACTGTTTATGTTTCTGCTTTGGTTAAGGATAACCAACAAGAAAATAAACCGGTTAATGAACAGGTAAGTAACATTCGTAAAATGCAAACTGTAATGCAAGAGCAACTACAGAGAGCAACTGAACTGAATGAACAAGCTGAAAAAGTAAAAGAGTCTAAAGGTGAAGACAGTACTGAGTTTAAAAACTTAGCTGTTGCTGCAAACAAGGTAACTGATTCAGTAACTAAGATTAGTGAACAGATTGATGCAGAGAAACAACGTGTATTGGCTAAGAGCAATGAGACTAAACCTACATCTGACTTGGTTAAAGAAAGTGCAGAAGGTGATGCTCAAGCTACTCAGGAAGCAATGGATACTTTCACTGTGGAACCGGGTAAATACTCAGATGATGAACTAATTGAATTAGGTAGTTCACCAAACCTAACTGTTAACCAAAAGACTCAAATTGATAATGAAATTGAGTACCGTCAGCAACTGAAGTCCATGGGAGAAGTAAGTAATGATGTACTTAATGGTTCACAGGGATTTATTGGAATTAACCAGTACAAAGGATTCGTCCGTTCTGCTTTGGCTAACGGTAATATTAATGCTGCTACTCAGTCTCTGAATAACCTAGAAGCATTTGCAGCTAGACATCAAGATAAGGCTCAAATGGCTCAAGCTGCTGTTGCAGGTGGACGTAACTCTCAACCATGGCAAGACTATAAAGCTGTTTATGGTAAAGAGATGAACTCACCTAAACTGGCTAATGAGATTGCTAAAGAATCTCAGCTACTGAATCTGGCTGTATTACAGGAACGTAAAAATATTGATAGTTATTCTCAAGAATCATCTACAAAAAATACTCCAACAACAGATGAACAAACTACCAATACAACGGAGCAGGAAGCTCCTACAGCACAGACTACACCAGTGGAGAGTCAAGCCAATGAAGAAGTGCAGACTGAAACAGAGACTACAAGTGTACAGAATAATCAGCAGGAAGCTCCAGAAGCCACACAAACAGTAGAAGAGGTGCAATCACCTACTGAAACAGTTGAACGCACTGACACAGCCGTACAGGAAGAATCTGAGGCAGGTAACGTACTGGATAAGTTAACCAATGATGAATCTGCATCGCTGTATGAGCAGAACTTGGTTAAGAAATACTTTACCCCTAAGCAAGAAGCCAATGCATTGAACCAAGCAAACAATTTCTATGAGGATATGTATGTTGGTTCTGATTTGTATGAGAAGACATTTGGTGAAGATAATCCAGAGGTTCAGTTAGCTTCATTCATGGGACTGTATGAAGAAGTAGCACAGACAGTTGATGAGTTATTTAAGCCAATCAATGATGACCGTTTCCGTAAGAATGACTGGACTCAGTTCCTTGCAGTCGATGGACAAATTACTGACCAAACTAAAGTAGCAATGACAGCAGGTATTTATAACTGGATTGTCTCTGATGCTAATTCAACTTTGTTTACTGACCGTGACACAGTAGCTCAACTATTGGATACAGATGTTGTATCAAGTAAAGAGATGCAAGAGTTCATGGATATTGGTGTACTTAACCATGAAGTAAATGAACGTATTGGTAAGCATATTGTTCAAGCACTGCAACTGTCGCAGTCACCGGATGCTCCACAATATTCTCAGTCTAAGTTGGCTCAATCACTAGGTACATTTGCTTCTGCTGTAATGGTTAAGCAAGGACTACTTAGCATGAAGAAAGTTAAATTACCTAACCGTAAGGAAGCTTCTACTTTCTATCGTGCAGCTACTCTTGAAGGCAACACATTAGATACTAAGTTAGAGGACATTATCCAAGTAAACAAAGGGTATAACCAGCTAACTAAGAAGATGTTTGATATTGAACGTAACCGTCCAATGCCAACATTTGAAGTACCAACTGAGGTAGTAACTCAAGTCAAGAATACTCCTCAGAAAGTATCTAAAGAAACTCAGGAAGCATTGAAAGCTCACCAAGAGAAAGCTCATTACCTAAAGCAAGACAACCTAACTGTGTTTGATTTCCTTGGTTTAGATAACCAACGTGAGATGAATGGTTACATTGCAGATACCAACAATAAGATGAAAGTAAATCGTGATGGTATTGAAGGTAAGAACCAAGCTATTGATCGTGAACTGGAAGACCTTGCAGCATTCCGTGAATCAATGGATTCACCTGAACAAGCTTTCTACTTTAAACATGAAGTATGGAAGAACTTACGTTTAGGTATGGTAGGTGCAGTAAATACTCAGAACTCTAAAATCCATAGACACTTAATTGGTATGGATGGATGGTCACAAGAAGTGAACAAGAATGATGAGCAAATGGTTAAACACTTCAAGTTAGCAGTAGCTGAAGCACTAGACCTAGATGTAGATAAACAAACTGAGAAGACTTCACTAGATAGACTAGATAAAGCATTGGCTGAGCCAGTAATGCAAGATGCTATTGCAGCTATCCGTAATGTACTTGATAACAATGTTCAAGATGAGCAAGCAACACGTCAAGCTATTATGGATGGTGTAAAAGCTACTGAGATGAAGACTCATGGTTTAGATGCACTGGTTAACTATGCTCGATTCACTCAAGCAGGAGATACATTTACTGCTGACTTATTCCGTGAAGTGGATGGTGTAACCAATGGTGTTGCTATCGCTACTATTCAATTTGCTGTAGGTACTGACTTTGCAGACCATATGGAACGATTGAACCGTATGGGTATGTTCTTTGACTACCAGAGTGAAAGTTTTGGTGATTGGAAAGAGTCAGGTAACAAGCTAGATACTTACCAAAGTATTGCTCCATTATGGCGAGAGTCTATTCAAAACCAAATGGTTAATGGTTCTGCTGAAGAAAAGAACGCACTAACTACTGTTATTGGTTTGGTAGGTAATGCAGATATCCTGTCAGGTACTGTGGATAACCTGTCAGTATCAAAAGAAGAACGTGGTGAAACTAAGTACCCACTAATGGTTCTTATCTATGGTTCATCTGAAGATTCAGTTAAGCGAAGTGTAGGTGAAGCATTTGTAGATAATGCTTACAGCAAGTTAGAAAAAGCAATTAACAAAGGTGATTACCAGACTGTTACACAAGTGATGGAATCATTTAATTCACTACTTGGTTCAGCTAAATACACTGGTCATCGTTCAGGTAAGAAACCAATTCAAGACTACCTAAACTTTGAGTTAGGTAAATCTGAATACAACAAGATTGTTAGTCTGGTTGGTGATACTTATGGTCAAACACTTGTAGACTCAATCAACAGTAACTTTTCACAATTCACTGAACTACGCCAGCTAGTGAATGGTTCAGCTAACATGGCTTATGAAGCTTACGACTACATGTACAATCGTGAAGTAGAGCGACTAATCCAAGAGAAGAAAGATGCTGGTGAATGGGTAGAAGGTATCTCAGACCTATCTAACAGAGAAGTGGATGAGCTACGTAATAGACTGCTTGCAGCATCTCCTGTAATGGATAATTACTTTTCCATGAAATCAGGTCAGCTAGACCAAGCTACATATACCTCTAAATCAGCCGTAGAACGTCAGTACAGCCCTACAAATGAAAAAGGTAAGCCAGTACACAAAGATAACCCTTATGCTGTTCAGATGTCGTTTAAAGAAGCTTACGGAAACGGATTCAAGAATACTGTTTCCTATGGTTCAGCTCGTGTTAACTCTTCACCGGGTGTTGCTCCTACAGTACTGCAAGTACAAGGTATGGATGCTACAGCTATGACACTGACATACGCTACAGAAAATATTCTAGGTGTACATGATGCTATAGGTATTGGTCTGACTGATGTAGACAAGTCTAGTGAAGTGATTAATAAACACTTTGTCGATAGCAACAAAGAGTTTTCAATCTTGTCTAGTGCAGTACGTACATACCAACGTTCAATGGGTGAATTGGCTAAGTATCTTGATGGTTCAGATATCCCAGACAGTGTAGCTAAAGCCGCTTATCAATTACTAAGTAAGTTTATGGACAAGTCTGAGATTGCGCGTAATCCAAAAGACCGTATGAACCAGTTAAACAGACTGATGGTTGAACTGACTAAAGACACCAATGAGAAGAAAGCTATGATGTTTGATCATCTAACTTACTCTACTCAATACAATGTTGAAGGTGGTGGTACTGTACTGAAAGATACTATTGCAGAGAATGCAACTAAAGCAGTAGAGCAATCTAGTGAGCCAGTAGAAGCAGTAGCAACTAATCAGCCTAAGTCAGTAGACCAGATGAAAAGAGATACTCCACTTGGTTCTTCACAACAATCTGTGGATGATTTTAACTTTGATACTCGTTTACAGGTATCTAAGAAGAATGCTGAAGAAGTATTTGATGACCTGCTTAATATGGGTAACGTGCAAGAGAATGCAGACCATGCAGCATACCTAAAAGGTATTGTCTCTGAGATGAGTAACAAAGCACTTAAACCATTTGAGTTACACCTAGCTGAGAGTGATGCTACAGAAACAATTGGTGTTACTACGTTAAGTGACATGTACATTGTTAACCAAGCTAACCCACAAGCAGGTCAACCACTCTCAAAAGCTCTATCTCATGGTTTAAGAATGAGTACAGCAGAAGTGTACACTCACGAGATTGTGCATAACGTTACTTACTATGGTTTACGTAAACGTCCAGCTTTACGCAGAGAAGCTAAGAGACTTTGGACTCAAGCTGAATCAGTTATTACTCCTAAAGACCTAATGAACGGTAATCTTCAAGAAGGTGATACGGGTTATGTTGAAGAGTTAGCTGCAGCAACTGAACGCTATAACCATATGTTTGATACATCGAATAAGACTTACTTGGATGAGTTTGTTGCACTAGGTACAACCAATGAGAATGTGATTAAAGCACTAGGGGGAATTGACACTGAAGTGACTGTTGAACGTGGCGGTTCAATTGGTACTCGAATCAACCGTCTATTCAATAAAATTCTTGATTTGGTTTACGGTGTACTTACTGGTACTCGCGGTAAGACAGTAGACAAACAATTGTCTCAGCTTATGTATGCATTGGCTCAAGCAGATGCACGTAAGAAGAACAAAGTTATTAGAGCCTTGGATGATGCAATGACATTAGCAGGTGAAAAAGTAAATGATGCTGTTATGTATGGTAGAAGCAAGGTAGGTCAATTAGCTGAAAGCAATGCAGTAACTAAGTCTAAGTCTGGTCTGGTTAAAGCTACAGGTGCAGCAGTACGTATTGTAGGTGCAGACAATATTGAGTATCTCGACCAAGTAATGGAAAAATATATTAAGCAACGAGTGGATACTACTCAAGGTATGGCTAGTGTACTTTCCTCACTGTACACAGAAGGTAAAGGACGTACTGAGAAGAATGGTGTATTCCATGACTTGAAACGTATGTCTAACCACAATATTGACCAAGTACGTAAACGTACTATGCAGGTAACCAAAGAGAACATTAACCAACAGTTCAATAACCTGACTGATGAAAACAAACGAGTAGCTACCTTGGCTCTGCGTACTGAACTAACTAGCCTTGTAGACCGTCTAGGATTCAACACAGTGAAAGATTCACTTACAGATGACAAACTACGAGCTGATTTGATTAAGGACACTGAGAATGCTCTACAGGAGCAATTTGGACCCAATGGTAAATTCTACTCTAACCATGCACGTAACCTTGGTTACTTTATGGTTCATGAGAAGTCATTGCTTAGCACTGGCGTACTGAAGAATGCACATAACATTGCTAACTTGTTTGGTACTTCTAAAGCAGCACCTAAAGATGCAGCTAAAGCTATTCCAATGATTGACCAGTTAGCAGAGTTATATGCTCTAGAGTCTTTGGGTGTGAATGACCGTAATGATTTGGCTAACCTTCTTACTGAAGAAACCAATGGTATGAAGTATGTGATGGGTATGCACAAAGGATTTATGAGCAAGTCTACTAAGGAACTGGAAGCAGTACATGTAACCAAAGGCTTTGTAACTGATTTGAACAATCCAGAGATTTCATACCGAGCAGGTACATTGGATGAAGAAGCAGAGTTAGAAGCACAAGGTTATGTACGTGGGCCTGTTCTGGTTAAAGACTCTACCGATAGTGAAGTAACTACGATGTATGCTTACGTGGCTAAAGATGGAGGTATGGCTGCTTACAATGCAGGTATCGTTAACTTGATGTCACCTAAAGCAAGAGGTACTTCTCTATATGATGTTCGTAGTAATGCAAATGATAACACTCCTGCATTTACTGCTAAGAAAGACCTACTGAATGTGAGCCAACAGAAAGAAACTCTGTTTGATAGAACATTTGGTAATGTTGAATTCAAAGCAGGTACTTACACTTCTCCAGTATTTAATCCAGATGGTAAAGCTACAGACTGGAATTACTTGATGACAGGTAACACCAAGGATGCTTTCTTAGAGCGTGATACTCGTATTGATGAAGTATTGCCTAAGATGATTGCAGACTTAGATGCTAAACCAAAGGTTAAGGAAGAAAACCTTAAGGTAGTTCAAGCATTCTATGACCAGTTCAAAGAAGACTATCAGGATAATCAATCTAACTATGTGTCTATTGGTGCACGTAGTCAGGATGAAAGATACCGTGAAATGTATAACCTAATGCCTAAGCAGATGAAGGAAGATATCCGTAAGGTATGGGGAAGTGACAATATGCTTATCCCTAAAGACATGGTTGATTTGGCATTTGGTTACCGTAAGTACTCAATCAGTGACATTATTAACAAGGATGCAGAGTCACGTAACTTCTTTGAAAAGCTGATGAATACTCTGGTTCTAAGATGGTTCGGTAAAGATACTGCTAGTCGTCTACGTAGAGTACGTAACACGGAGAAAGTTATTCAAGAATTGGTTGCTATGGGTAAGGATATTTGGGTTATCAAATCTTTCGTAGTAACACTAGGTAACACTGTATCTAACATTATGTTGTTGAATGCTCGTGGTGTCTCTATGAAAGATATCTTCTATGGTTACTCAGTGTCTGTTACTGCTGCTGCTGACTACAAACGTCAGGTACGTGAAGTAGAGACTCTTGAGAATGAGCTACTGTACAACCAGACATTAACCACTCGTAAGCGTAAGCAATTACAGCGTAAGCTTGATATTGCAAGAGCTGACCTAGCAGCTAACCCTGCTAAAGAGTTGATTGATAATGGTGCTCTACAGACAATTGTTGAAGATGTTGATATTGATGATGCGTCTAACATGACTAAGACGATAGTTGGAGAGTATGCAGATAAGTACACTAAAGCAGTACCACAAGGTATCAAAGATGCAGCTAAGATTGTGACACTATCACAGGGAACCAAAGGTTATTCTTTCCTACGTGATGCTGCACAGATGTCTGACTTTGGTGCTCGTTATGCATTATTTGAGAAGCTAAAGAGAGAAGGGAAATCCACTAAGGATGCTGTTGGTGAAGTAATGGATATCTTTATTGATTATGATTTGCCTACTCACCGCTTACTTCAATACGGTAATGACATGGGACTACTACTGTTTACTAAATATCTGATTCGTGTAATCAAGATTATGTACACAACCATGAGAGATTACCCTGCAAGAGTATTGACTCAGATGGTTCTGCAGAACTGGTTAAACTTCAATGTGACTGATATCTATGACACTGGATTGAATCCATTGAGTAGAGTAGGTACTAGTGTGTTTGAGTTTATTGATGCACCGGGTGAGATTGCTACAGTAAATGCAATCTTATAGATAAGAAAGAGGAGGAGTGTTTCACTCCTCTTTTTCCATTATTACAGTGAACCAAATAAATTCACTATTAGAAGGATTTATAGGAGATTCAAGATAAGTACCTGTACCTTCACAAAAGTATTTATAGAAATGATGGTTCTTGAATAACACTACCTTTGTAGGTTCTTTAGGTAATACTTGAAGCATAGAAGTCAAATAGTTTTCTACACTCTTACCTAACTCTTGCTCTAATACTTTTTCCATTCCGTCATGGTTAAACTGAACAATTGCAGTGACCTCTTTATAAGGTGACCTATGTAATGATTTACCTGCTGACCTTCCTCCCATTATCATGCTACTCATAGGTATCCTCCAATGGTTTAATGAATAATATATTAAATATTTTTTTTGATACTTCTTTGCGTGAGAATAGACAGTTCCATACACCTGTAGCACCATCTGAATCTGTGTATCTCATATTTAATTTACTTTTTTCGAAGTTTAAGAAATAGGTATCATCCTTTGTATCATGGAATAAAATAACCTTAAGAGGTTTGCTGGTATCTTCTTCGATAACTAAATCAGATAGAGCACCTTCAGCTATCATTTTCCTAAGTACATCTTCATTAAACTGGATTATTGCAGTGTGATATCCATGACCGTATTTACCTACCATTTACTCCTCCAATGGTTTAGTCATAATGACGTCAAAGTAAGTAACTCCACCAAATGACTGAGCAATAGCTGGACCTTCAAAATAGTTATAGTTTCCATCTTCATCATGAGCATTTGCCCATCTTACTTCAATGTGAGGATTATCTGTAAAGTGCATGAAATTGTCTTTTAATACAACTCTTACTGGTTCATCAGGTAAGAGGGTAATATCAATTAATCTTGAATCTAACTCATTTTCGAATCCATCTACCCATTCAGACTCATCTAAGTGAGTGTCTACTGTAAGGTCATAGAGCTTAAATGCTTCTGGTTTGAATTGGATAAGAGCTGTGTGTTTCATTCTCCTTCCTCTATTGGTTATTCTTAACTATAAAAAACTGTGTACACCATGCAAAAACGAATGCTGGAAGCGAGTAAAAGAGACTCTCAATTCCTGTCATTTCGAGCTTATCTGAACCTATTGCGAAGCTAATTACTAAGGTGAGTATCCCAAAGTAACTAAAGAGCAATCCTTTTAAGCTAATAGTTGTTATTCCTTTCATCCCTTTACCTCTTTTAGTTGGTCGGCGGTTAGGGATGCAACTTCGTATCCGTATCCGTGCCACCAGAATGGCAATTCATCACCTTCCATAAACCCGCAAGGTGGCTCGTATTTCATTAACATCGATCCATCAAACCAAAAATCATCAGGCTTGCAGTTAAATTTATTAGCCATTTGACCAAACATCTTGCGCTTAAATTGCTTATTCTTCATCTATGGTTCCTTATCAGAATCCAATCCTGCTTTGATTACAGCAAATATGAATACTGCTGCTGCTATGACAGCTAGACCACCTAGGAGAGTTGATACTATGGCTACAGCTATGGGTGCAGCAAGACACAGGACAATAATCAGTAATGTAATACCTAAAGCTTTGAGTGTTTTCATGTTAACTCCAAACAAAATAAGGGAAGCAAATTGCTTCCCTTAATATTAGTAAACTCAGGTATTAGCTAAATAGAGAGTCAGACTCTACTTCTGCCTTTGGTTCTTCTTCAACAGTTGCACCAGTAGCAAATAGAGAATCAGTATCTTCAGTAGTATCTTCTACTACAGCTTCTGGTTGTGGTTCTTCAGCAACTGCTTCTGGCTCAGGAGTTTCTTTAACTACTGGTTCTTCAGCTTCAGCTTGCACTTCAGGTTGCTCTACTTCTTCCTGTACTGGCTCAGATTCAACTTTAGGTTCTTCAGCGACTGTTTGCTTAGGTTCTTCAATAGGAAGCTCTTGTTGCACTTCCTGTGTCTCCTCAGCATCATCCATACCGAAACCTGAATCAGCTTCAAGGATAATGGAAGCATTACCTGTCTTACGTGATTGGGTTACATTGATGTTAACTAGGTTAAGACCTTGACCCATTCCAGTAGCTTCTAGACCAGCTTGAATTACTGCTTGAGTTTCTTTTGCGTTTAGCGTTAGTTCCATTTTTTTGTCCTTGTATATTAGTACTCGTTTGAGTGGGTATTTCTTTAAATTTTTAGCCATAAGTTACTCCACGGTCTTTCTCCAGCAAAGTAATAGCTTGGTCTACAATTGAACCAATATTCCAGTGGTATAACTTGTAACTGCCTACTGGTGTATCTGGATACATGTGTAATTCAATCAATTCATTTGCTTTAGTGATACCACGCAGTGTTTCATCATCTATAAGTTCACTTAACTCAATGTTCTGAACCATAGCAATATCTTCAAGATACTTCTGTATGGATTCATAGTTAGAGTATTGAGGGTTGAACTCAATAGATACTCCACCTTTACACTGTGCTTGTAGTACTTTTAGCTGTCCTTGTAATTTAGCCATAAGTTAATCCTTATGGGTTATTCTGCTTCAGGGTGTTCGAACACATCTACAATGTTTGATTCTGGACGTACCCAAGGGAATGTTACAGGTACTGACGAGTTATTGCTGGTAAATGTTACACCATCTTGGTTTCTGAAGATGTTTCCATTTATCCAGTAAGCTTGCCCATTTTTACCATTCTTAAATACTTCACTACATCTGATGTTTTGGAACAATCCATTACCACGATCAGCCCATTCATCATCCTCACCAGTTAGAGGATTGATTGGTTCAAATCTAGCTAATTTATTGAAGTACTCTAGTACGTAGGGTGCAGAAGACCCTGAATGACCTTGCTCACTGAATACCTTAATAAGTTCTAAGATATTCTCTTTGATTGCATCCTGCATTGGTTCATTTTCAGGCCAAGCAATATTCATCTCATTAATCGCATGATTAACTAAACTCATATCTATTCCTTATGGTTCATTAGCACACCATATTCAGCAATACAGACTGCATCTGCAATACCATCTTGAGGTGTTCGTTTTGGTTTGGGAGTAAGGTTGACTGTTGGGTATTTCCGTCTGACATGTTGGATAGCTGCATCCTTATCTTTCTTGGTTCCCTTCAATACAACCTTCTTCCATTCTTGAGGAGTTACCAACTGGTAAGGAATACCTAAGCCTTCTAGAATGCCTTTGATGCGTCCATATGACTCACCAAATTTGAATGTGCTGGCTACACCTTGTTTGGGCATTGAGTGAACCTTTTCTAGTATGACTAAATCAGGCTTCACTTTGCGTAACATATCGGCAATGGCTTTACCGTCTATGTCTTTACCACACAATGGCATAAGGTCAGCAACAGGCTTAGGTACTCCTAATAGGGCAAATCCTCCTTTGACTCCGGGGTCAATTCCAAGGATTTTTAGAATAGTGTGCCACCAGTAGAGCCAGCAGAAGGGTTAGCAGTTTGAGCACCGCTAGCAGCTTTACCTTCAGCTTTGCCTTTTGCAGCATTGAATACTTCACCAGTGATGTACTTAGGCTTCCACTTCTCTTCAAAGAATGTAGCTGGTTCATCTTTAGCTTTTTCTGCAGATGTTTGTTTAGTATCTACATCGAAGAACTTATCAATTTCGTTTACTTCTTTAGTAGTACCATCTGGTTTGTAGTCGTTAGACTTAGGTGTGTTATCCACTAGCTTGTGAATGATACCTAGACCAAGCTTGCTACCGATGAATTCAGTAATAACTTCCTTCTCGCGCATCTGCTCTTTACCATCTTCCCATACTTTGATGGTTTTCTTTTCACGCTCAAGGTCAAGAACATCTTTACCAAATAGAAGGTTAGACATACCGTTAACCACAGAAAGACCACGCATAGTCTTACCATCTTTAGTGAAGTTACCACCTGCGTAAGAGATGTACTCTGTGTGAGTCATCTTACGAGTAGTGACTGGTTTAGTAGTTGCATCTACAAGTACTTCAAGTTCAAAACGTACAAAGACAGAACCCTTAGCTGATGCATCAAGATAAGCCATCTTGATACCACCTGCATAGAACTCAGAAGGTAGTCGAGTAAAACCAACTGTATCTTTCTCTTCTGCTTGTTGTGTAGTTTCTTTATTTAGACCTGATAGTAATGACATATTTATTTCCTATTTAATTGTTCGAGATGGGGAACGTAGTTCCCCTGATTTAGTTGATTAAGAGTAGTATTCGTTTAGACGGTTATGAAGGAATTGAACATTGTTATCAATGTAAAGTTCATTCTCTTCAAATAGTCCAAGAGGTGAGCGGATACGCTCATGAAGTGTCTTAGCTGTCTTATCCGTTTGGAAGACATACTTCAAGTTAAGACGACGTTCTTTAGGTGTAATGGTTAGTAGGTTATTCCAGTTACCATTCGCATCTGGTTCATAACCCATGTCTTTGAGTTCTTTTTCAAGCTGAGTAACTTTGATAGCTTTTGTAGCCACAACACATGAGAAGAATGACTCAATAGATAACTTCTTTAGTGAGCCTTTAACTACAGCTTGAGATGAACGATTACCTTCATCATCAAAGATGTCATCTACGTGAGTAGTAAAGATAATAGTTTTATCAGACTTGGCTACTGGACCTTGCATCATGTTCTTGAAGAACTGAGCATAGTTAGACCATTCTTGCATTGTGTTAGATGATGTAAGTACTCGCTGTGATTCATACATCTCCATCAGGAATGATAGTGAATCTACAATACAACCATCAAAGTTTTCATTGCCTGTAATACCTGCAATAGATTGAGGAACCTGCTCTGGGTCAGTAACTACAGCTTCTTTGAATTTACTACGGAAAGGTAGTTTCTTACCGGCTTCACAATTCATGTATGCCCAACGGTCTTGGCTCTCAATTCCCATTAGAGATGTAGATTTACCTGTACCAGATAAACCGCCAATTAATACCAAATGGTTATTCATTATTTTTCCTTAGAGTTTATTCACAAGGGGGAGCAAAGCTCCCTATCCTTTTTTCTGGATGTGTCGAACCATAGATACATACACAGTCTTTTGCAGTTCTGTTTCATCTAATGGTTCAGGTAGACGACTGTTCAAGTCACAGACATGAGATTGTGCATCAATAATATCAAATCCACCATCTAGTAGCATTGCACCAAATTTGAATAGATTGTTATTACGATGCCCTTCTTCAATAATCTTCGCTAGGAACCAACGTTGAATACCAGTTGTGCCTTCAATAACTTTGAATGCTTCGGCACGTTCTTGGTTCTTCTTGGTTTTAGGAATGAATGGAAGAATGTCAAATAGTTTGCCTTCGTTAGTAAATACCTGACCTTTGTTTGATTCCCACTTACGTGCAATCTCACCAGTCTGAGTATCTGCTTCAAAAGGTAAGTACTCATGTACGTTAGCCATGAATTCTTTAAACGTATCCTCATCCAGTTTTAGCTTATGACTCATTGGTAGGATGATACGGAAGTAATGCTTATCACCGTTAGGGTTCTTATCACACACAGTCATATGAGACTTACTTGTGTAAATATGATAGGTGTATTCTTCCAGCACTGTCTGTGCTTCTTGGATAGTAGATGTACCATCAATATCAATAGCAATTAGATTGAAACCTTGGATTGCATTTGCACCTTTACGGTACTTATCAACAAAGTGATGAGCACACCATTGTCTACCCGGATGTTGGGTAATTACAGATAACTTATCAAATGGAACTTTATCTTCAGGAATGTAATTCTCTGTGTAGTCCATACTATGGCTCAACATCAGTGCATTGATGTTAGTCTCTTGTAGAGCTTCAGCTTGGATAAACTCAATATCATCTGTACGTGAACGCTTCACAATCACATTGTTTTTGTGACCCCATGCAATAGCATTCTTCAACATTTCTTGTTGTTGTTGAGCTGTACGAGGATAGTAAGGTAGTTCTTCCATCAGCTCTGCATGAGTCATTGGGTTAGATACCTCAGTGAGATAGTTAGCCAATCGAGCATATACTGGTGGACGAGTAAGCATAGCATGGAAAGCAGCAGCAGATTCTTCAGCAAGCTTAATAGCAGCCTCTACGTGCGCTACAGTCATTGTTTGCATGCTATCTAACCAAGTGAATGCAGCAGCTAGTTTGATAGTCTTAAAGAACCGTCCACGAGCTTCTGCTCTACGTTCCATGTCAGTAGTCTTGAATGTAGCTTCCTCAACTTCACAGTGCATTTGATAACGAACAATGATTTCCAATACATTGTCTGGAATCTGAACTGTGACATTGTAGTTCACATCGTCTGCAAGACGTTCTAAGGCTACTGCAATCTTGCCTAGGGTAATATCAGCAGATTTGTCTTTCATCTGCTTCATACGCTCTGCTACGCTCATTTCACGACGTACTAGGTCAATGTTTGAGTAACCAAAGAAACAACGACGAGCATAACCAGTAGTGAACAGATTACGGATAAGCTTTTCATTACCTGCACCATCAAATAGGAGAGTTGGCTCACCATACATCAACATGTTGGTTGGAGTTTCACCATCAATCTCTTCACTTCGTGCATTGTCTTTAGTGTTCTTGATTAGCTTTTGTTTTACTTTGCCATCATACAACTCTAAATACATGTCACTGATTTCTTGGTTTTTGGCTAGGTTTGAACCAATCTCATCACACTCATAGTTGATTGCACCAATACCGCCTAAGAGAATCTTTTCACGATATTGTTTGATTGCAGGACCAGTACCAGAGTCAAAGGTATAAACCAATGCACCCTTAGCTTTGTACTCTGCACAAACCTTATCAAACTCATCATCAGGGTCATTGCTTTTACGTATTGCTCTTTTGTCAGCAACATCACGTAAGTTACGTTCAGCAATGTAAGGTACAGTGAACTCAAGATATTTCTTCTTGAAACGGTGAGTGATTTGGCTCTCAATGATTTTGGTAGAGTGACCTTTACCATAACCAGATGGAGCTAAGTTGATACCATAGAAGTTGACAGGTAAGTTACCGAAACCTTGAGCATCTACTCGAAGATTCATCAGTGAAGCTAACTTAACCAAGTGATAGCAAGTGTTAATTTTGAAGAAAGATTTATCTTTATTTTGTGTTCTGGCAGTCAGTGTATTTACTATCTGTTCTACCATAGGAAAATCTTTCATTTTCCCGATATCAAATGACATTAGAATTCCTTCTGTCTTAAGTCTATACAATCTTCTCTTTTAACTTTACCTGACCAGACTTTGGTGTAGGTAGAAAGAGAAGCATTTAGTTCAAGTTCATGGTTAAGTTCTTTAACCAGTTTACGGATACTTCCTCTATGTGTTTCATACCTAGCCAAAATCCAATCATAATCTTGCTTGGAAAATGGGATATGTTTACGTCTAGAGAAGATTTTAAATATACCCCACATACACACCTACTTAGGTTCTAAAACACCACTAGCAAGCAGTTCTTGTGCTTGGCTACATACTTGGAAAGCATCACAGTAATGACAAGCTTTAGCTTTAGCAGGAATCTCTTTGATAATCCCTTTACCACCTTTACTCGCCAAGTGAGCATAAGCAGCAGATGCATCATTACCAAATACCTTACTTGCACGAGCTGATTCAGCTTTAGCAAAGTATTTGTATTCTGGATCACCCTGCCACAATTCTTCCGCAGTACAGAACGGAAGTTCTGGTTCTGGAGTGTCTTTGTGAGCATCTAGGTGATTAGTCTTGGTTATGATGAATTGCTCTGTTTCTGCCGGAGTCATTAGTTTAATTTCTACAGCAGTCACAGGAGACTGAGGATACTTAGGACTAGCTTTAGCTTTGTTTTCAGACCAATCTTTAAACAGGTAGTTAATACGAGTAGTATCTTTCTTGATTTTGTCAGGGTTTAGCCAACGATAGATAGAACCTTGTAAGGCAAACTTCTCGTTATTTACTCCCTTCTCAAATACATACGTACCTGCTGATTTAAAGTCTTCAAGCTGACCTTCAGCTAAGAAGTCAAATTGCCCTGAGATAGTGTAACCATTAATTTCCTTATTGGTTCGAACTTCCATATAAACAGGGATAGCTTTAGGGTTCTTCTCAAGGAATTCTGGTGTAGGGTCAATTACAATACGGTCACGTACTTGCTGAGGAATACCCAATTGTTCCAAACCAATGTTACGTTTGATTGGGTCTCTCCATACTTGTTCAATATTGTCATGGACTGCATGACCAATACGTGCAGCAAGTCTTCGAGTAATGTCTTCTTCAACAATGACAGTTTCACCAGCTTCACGTAGACGATTACGTAGTATCAATTGACGTACAGATTTACCCATGTCAGTTGCACTAAGAGCTTTCTTATTAAACTGAAAACCATAATTATCTGAAGCTAACCATACCGCTACAGAGAGAGGTACATTACTCTGGTTCGTTAGTCTTTTCATCAGGGTCTCCTTCTACTACTTGAATGTTATAGAAAACAGTACCCATAGAGATACTTAGAGCTTTCTTACGTTTCTTAGCAGCATACTTGGACATAGGACCATAACGATTAGAATCGCTTGGGTCATCTCGATTGGTTACTTGTACATAAAAGTTAATCAATGTCAGACTCCTTCACGAACACGTTTGCAATCATCTTGCCCTTACGGTCTTTGATTTCGTTGTAGGCAACTGCATAGCACTCGTATGGGTCCAAATCAAACTCAAGAGCAAGTACGTAAAGGTTTGTGTAGAACACTTGCATAGCTTCAAGGATTGCTGCATTACCTTTACCACGAGCAATAGGATGGAAAATATCACCAAATGAAGATACGTAATCCATAATTACTACTTCTTCTGGTTCATCACTTTTCTCATTAGGTAGTTCAGTAATTACATCAGCAGGGTTGTAACTGATTTGCTGAATCATGCAGTTAAGCACAACCATAGAGTCACCAATACCGTCTACCAGTTCTGATACCTTACCATCACGAATTGCACTACATACTTCAGACATAGCTTCTTCAGCCAGTTTACCGAACTGATGGACAATTGTTGAACCACTAACCGTATCGCGGTCTTGATGCCAGTCTGCTACTGCTTTATTTAATACAATGTACTTATTAGTCATTCACTTATTACTCCTTTGTGTTAGTATTCGTGAGTCATCGATATTTATTTTATTAACCAATTTCATTGGTGTAACGGACTCTCCCGATTATTGGTTGAGTCCTTTTTTTTTTACTTCTTTAGTGATTGAATTACTTTACGTACTTCTTCCCAATCTTCAGTAGGAATGGTTAATTGCATTCCACCTTCAACTGGTTCAGGAACAATAGTAGCTAATTTAGATACTACTGATTTACCCATAGATGGACGATACATCCCTGTATCTTTATGGGTTACCTTTTGTTTAGGTGTATTGTTTAGCTGTCTTAGTGCAGCAGCTTCACCAATGGTTTGAACCAAGGTAGGAGAAATTCTTCCTTCCATGATTGCATCAATGATTTTCTGGTCAAAGGATAAAAGCTTAATACAGTTATTGATGGTTTGCTCTGATGCTTGCATCTCAATAGCAATCTCAGGAACGGTTAAGCCTAGAGCTAACATACGCTTATAACCACGTCCACGTTCTACAGCATTATTCTGACGACCTTCCTTCTTCATCCGTAGCTTGAGTTGTTCAAGGGGTGAGGTAAGTTGTACCTCAGTTACCTTGATTCTACGGATACCAGTCTTATGGGTCTTATTGGCTTCCAGAGCTGCGTAGTAACGGTGTTCTCCATCTTCGATGTAGATTTCACCTTTCTCTACTGTAACGTCCAGAGCAGGGAACATGAGCTTATTGCCGGTATCAGGATTGTTAACTTGGTTATGCATTTCGAGTGCATAGCGTTTAACAGTCTCTAGACCAACACCGGATAGAGGGTCACGTACATTGGCTCCCTTACGAATACGTAACTTGTCCAATGGGACATAGTATTCTTTGTTAACCTGTACTCCTGACTCCTTATCCTTTTGGAGTTTGTTTAATGACATATATCACCTTGGTTAAATTGATGTGTCTCTGGCAGAGTTATTCGATACATAACACGGTGGACATCTTCACTAACAGGAAGGCTTTCATGGATAAAATGGTTATTACCGTAGTAAACCTTCCCTGCCTCTAATTTGAATGGTTCACCTAGTGCAATGTGTGAGCAATCTCCACCAACATTAGGTAGAGCATCATAAGAACCTACCCAACCAATAGCAGACTGGAAATTAGTTACTAATATAATTCCACCTAGTTCACTGTTGTACTGCCTATCATGTAGTGCTGTATTGATTGCAGGACCATTCTCACCTACTTTCCAGCCACCATTTCCATTACCAAAAGTCATGTGGAATGGTTCATAATTGCCATCAGTATGTGGTCCACCTCTTCGTAGAGTTTTAGATTTACGTAGATATTTCCCATGGGCAGTGAAGTAAGCAACACCTTTGGAGGTAACTCCTTTTAACATATCCTTAGCAATAGAAATAAATTGCTCAGGGAGTCCTTCAAGAGTTTCTACATTAAAGGGAATCATAGATACCTCACCTTCAAAGTGAGGTACTGAGATATTATTTAAAACTGTGCATTTACTTTCCATAGTAAATTACCTTGGATAAATTAGAGTGATTGGTTCACCATTCTTATCAGCAGAATAGAGACCAAGTACACTTGAGTATTGTGTTTGAATGCAGTACAGGTCTCCGTCAGGAGACTTACAATAATTCCTTCCTGCATGTCCAAAATTATTTGGGATTTGTTCTAATCCCATTTCTTTGATTTTCAGTTTAAGTAGTTCACGTACACATGCTTCACAGCTAACCATGTAAGCATGTACTGCTGATGTACCATCCGTATCACCACAAATGGCTTGACTCTTGGATGGTTTACCTAGTCTTGCTGTACGGTCTTTACCTTTTTCTAGGTAGTGAATTTTCATAAGCCACCTGCATTTTTTAAGCCTTGGTGTATTGTTTTATCTGTATCACAGACATTGAAATACACGGTCTGCATATTAGATAAATGGAACCAACAGAGAGATGATGATTCAGAATCGTATCCTCTCTGTTGAACTACAAACTTACCTTTGGCTAATTCATTGATTACAGCAGCTATCTGTTCTGGTGTTCTCATTGGTTATTCCTTAAAATGTTTGAGTAACTTACAAGCTAATTCAGATAATGGCTCAATATTATCCTGCACACATTTATGGTGTTTACGTACTTGTAGAAGTAACTCTTGTTCTTCCGTCTTTACTTCAAATTGTTCAAATACAAAATCAGAAATATTATCTGAATTTCTGATAGCTGATTCTTCAATTTCCATGATGCCGTGTACTAGCTTCTCTAGAGCATCCAACTCAAATTGGGATAATTTACTCATTGGTTATTTCCTGAATGTGCCTGTAGATACGTTGCTTTGCTTTGCGTAATTGTTTCTTAGTTGGCTTAACATCAAAGCAAACAGTTACCCCTTGGATAGTAAGACTCCAGAGGTACGTGTAACTATGGTAGTAGGTTAGGGTCATTGGTTATTTCCTTTGGTTTATTTATCTTAGTGAAGCATCCAGAATCGTAGGTATTTACCGTTCTTTCTTTAGGTGGATGTCCATTAGAATTAAGAAGTACTTGAACTTTTACTAAAGGATTTAATTTACGATTAGTGACAGAACATCTGCCTCTTTTGGTTACCTCAAGGACAATTCCTTTCCATCTGGCGTTGTAGTTGGACTGAACATAATCACCAACTCTGAATTTATTCTTCATTGGTTATTTCCTTAATCTTTTAGGTCACCAAAGTAACCTGCACTAAAGCCATCAGGATAATCATCCCAGTTATCATGGATAGTATTAACAAGTTCAATTAACCAAGGATGGCCACCATTAGCATTACTTAACCCTGCTTCTATAGGTGATAAAGCAGTAGTGTTTCCGTTTTCCTTGGTTTTACTTAAATACCATCCAGACTTGTCGGCATAGATGTTTAACCAGACTTTATGAGTCTGGATGTATATTTGTTTAATCATTGGTTACTCCCAATCACTAGGGATAGTGAATTTAACTTCTTCTATTTCTTCAACCATAAACCATGAAGGTTTAATGTTGTGTTTCTCAGACCAAGCTAAAATGACTTTTACTAGGTCTTCTTTCTGAGATTCAGTAACATTGTCAAGATAGTCTTCAGCCCATTCCCCACCTGTTTCATAAGCAGATTCAGACATCTGCTCTAGGAACTGGTCAACACACAAGAATTGAGCAAAACTCTGCTCTTTGACTATTCCTTTATAAAGCTTAACTTCCTTAGTGTTCTTACGTTCTTCTTCGCCCATATCATCTAGGATTTGTTGAGCAACTTCTTTAGCATTGAAATACACTTCGTTATGTTTCATTGGTTATTTCCTTAACTTAGATTGATACTTAGTGAATCCTTCCTTACACACAGCTTTTACTTCAGCTACATCTGCATCAGGATTCTTGATGGTTATCTCGTTATGCCATGCTGGATAGAACACACCTAACTCACCGCCAAGGATAATGTCAGGGTCTTGTAACTCAGGTAGGTCTTGCCATGAAGCAAGGTCAGTCATCTTACGGTTTAACCAAGTAAGTAATTCTGCACTTTCACGAATGACCAGATAGTTAGCATCATGGATTTGTGCTGAAGGTAAGATGTCGTAGATATACGATGAATCCAATACAGCTTCCTGTAGCTTGAATCCTAGCCTTGAATTGAGTAAGCCATACGATTGACCTGATATTGCATTACCTGCACTCCTACGCTCCTGTGAGGCTGCATTAGGGGTATAGGATGAACCAAGAATAGTCTTAGACAATACTGGTGTACGTAGTCTTAACCCAAAGGCTAATGTTGCATAACCTTTTTTACTGGCTTCCTTAATCTTGTCATCTAACCACTCATATGAAGCTTTGAACATATTTAAGTATCGCTGCTCAGTAACCAATGCTTCATCTACAGGGAAACCACAGTTCTTCACTAGAGTGAATGCAGTACCTAAGTATTGGAGAGCAAAGTGAGGTGCTTTAGCATCACTACGTTTATCATGACTCTTGAGGGAGTTGATACTATCAGGACACTCTGGGTCAATGTCAGGAAACAGTTCAGGCCAAAAGTGATAACAACGGTAACTGTGACCGTCAAACCCTTTGAGACGGATTTTTCTCTTGGCGGGGTCTTTGGTTAGAAGGATATTAATATTATCCTCAAGACTATTGAAATCGAGTCCTACAAATAACCATCCGGGAGGAGCTTGGAAACATGACTTAACCAACTTACCGTAAGTACTACCACTAGGTAAGTTTTGGAGGTTAGGGTCACTACTAGACAATCTACCAGAGATAGTTCCACCAAACTTGAAACAACCAAATAACCAGTACCAACCGTCATCATCTCTTTCAGCATCTAAGAACTTAGAAATGAAAGTAGATACAATCTTCTTCCCTTCCTCAATCTTCAAGATTGCTTTGATAATGTTTCGGTGTTCTTTGTTACTGGTTCGCTTCATGTGACCTTTAAGCTCATCACCACCAGTAGCAGGTAGACCTGAAGGAGTTCGAGATACTACTTCAAAACCAAGATAGTCATGTAACAGTTCTGCTACTTGCTGACCTGAACCAGAATTGAATTCATACTTGGCTTCATCAATACCAATCACTTTCTTCTTGTAAGCTGCATTACGTTCAATAACTTCTTGCTCTTTCTTACGCTGAACAAATTTCTTGATAGTCTTAGTATTAAGCAGATACTTCTCATACCGGTTGATAATACTAGATAGCTTACGATTAACCTGAATAACCCTATCCATGTTCAATGGCATACCAGTTAATTCCATCTGGATAATATTCCGTAGGATTGGTTTAGCCATAGTCTCATAGAAATTGAGTTGCTCATCTTTAACCATGATTGGGTAGTTCTTGTTGTACACAAAGTAGGTACTCAAACAGTCAATCAGGTTATAGATAAGAATCTTTCGAGTAGGTTGCTTGGTTATGTCTTTAACATCCACTGCATAGTTACCAGCAAACTCTTGAGCTTGGTCTTTAAGACTGAGTTCATTACCAGCAGTAGAGTTAGTGGCTAAATAGGTAATAGCCTGAGTACAATCGAAGTCTCTGGTTAAAACTTTCAAACCTTTAATAAGGTTTTCAGTATCTTTCAGGTGAGTCATCCATAAGGTACGGATGAGTACTTTGATATCATAAGTAGCATTGTGATACTTGATGTTACCCTTGTAGGTTTCAAGGAAGAATTTAATCTCCCGCATAACCATGGCTACAGTATAATCGTCAGACTGTCTTGCACCTAGGGTATAGCCAGTAGTTTTCCTGCCATGGTCAACATCAATACAGATACCTTCATGCTCAGACCATGCAAAGCCAATAGTACCTAATCCGGCTCTGTTAGCCTTCAGGTTGAACGTTTCGGTATCAAGTGTTATGGATGGATGCTTACGTAGCTTAAACAGTGCTTGACGTACTTTGAGGACGTTACATGGGACATAGGTAGCATTATGGATAATACCTTTACCCACCTCTTGGTATGTACCACAAAACTCATTAACTAAAGCGTTGATGGATAGGTCTATCTTATCTAGTACCTTGTCATCATAGAATGCTGCTTGATAGTTAGGTACAAGAGTTACCTTCATGTTGGTATAGCCTTTGTACTTACAATCCAGTACATAACCATAGTAACCATCACCCTTATTCACACCGGCTAACTTCTTAAAGTAATTAACATCTGCTACAAGCAAATGCTTTACTCCTCTGTCCTCAAGGTATTGCAGTAGATGGTCTAGATATGGCTCAATCACTGCTTTAACAGGAGCTTTACCATTCTCATAATGAAGTTCAAAACCCATTACCTTCTCAACACCTTGGTTAAGTAGTTTCGAAAAGTAGTGGTTGTGTAGGTCGGTCTTATTGAATGCGGAGTTCTTGATTAGGATAGCTACATCGTATTGTGGCTTAAGAGGTTCTTCAAATAGGATGTAATTCATTAGTTCTCCATTGGTTTTTCTAAAATGATTTTGTAATGGTCAGGCATAAATAACCACTCCCATATGTCAAAATCCGTATGACCTTTTGCTATTAAATAAGCAAGGTCAGGATTATCTTTAAGTTCCGCATAACCATCAGTATTAGTTATTAAGGTTAACCTTTTACTTTGTTTAAAATTATTAAGGTATTCTTGAGTAACAGTAGAAGGAAAACTATCCACTGAAGCATCAGGAAGCAACTCTACATACAGCTTACGCATTACTACCTCCTAGTGGTTTTTCTAGGATAATGTCGTACTCATTAGGACTAAGCACATACTTATTATGGCTATAGTTTTTAAGGTACTTGACTAAAAAAGGATTGTCGTCAGTACTTACATGCCCATTGACGTTTGCAATAACAGTTATTGTTTTGCCGTACAGCTCCCGTATAGTTACTCTTAAATGATTACCACGGTGAATGGAATTACCTACCTTAATAACTAGTTTACGTTTACGTCTAGCCATCGTTAACCTCCATAGGCTTTTCTAGGATTATTTCATACTCTTCACTAAATAAAATAACAATAAATTTTTTTCTTGCTCCTGTTTTTGTAACATACTTTCTTAATTGGGGATTATCTGCTAAACAAACTGAGCCTTTATTAAGTATTACTTTTAGTTCTTGACCTTTAACCTCTTCTAGAGATTTATCAAGGTAGACAGTACCGCAAACAATCTTGTCATTTACTCTGATTACTGCTTTGGTTTTAGACATACATTTCCTTCTTAATAAGCATCTTGTTAATCAAGTCAAACTTGTCTTGGTTAGAAGCAATTATCTCTTTAACACTTTCAGGAATAACGTACTCATTTTGACCTGAGTGGATGTTAGTATTGGCAAAGATAATTACAGCCAGTTCTTCAGGTTCCTCAACACAGTTGGCTAAGTAACGTAGTGCTTCTGCTACCTGAGCTTTCTCCTTCATGATGTTGTACACACGAAGTACATCATTTTTCAGCTCTTTGGTTACAGTATCTTCAGGTACAACAATTGGACAATCATTGATTTCTGAAGTGTATACAGCAGTTATGTCTCTGAAGATAAGTAGATTACCTACAATGGCTGTACCTGTGGCTACCTCAGTTAAACAAGCTTTAGCTTTGTCTAATCTACTATCAAATAAGAGTTTGATTATTCCTTCACTAAACTGTGATTTTGTCATCGGTGATTTCCTTGGTTACTACAAGAATATATCTTGGGTTATCTTTGATAGATAAATGATTGTGGATGTAGAATCCACTTTCATATTCTTCAGAGGAAATGGTAACTACTGGTAAATTTTCAACTTGCCTAGCAATCCAGTCGGCTAATTCAGAATCCCCACATGTACCCATATATTCTTCAGAATAGTCATATCTCTCATTACGTACATTAAACACAGTATTTATATTCATTGGCTTACCCTAATAATTAATCGTTTACTGGCTCTAGATGCACCTGAGTACACAAGCCTTCTGTACATTTCACGCTGGATGCGGTACGCATCTTCTACATCAATAAGGTCTAGGAAGACTGTCTCAATGGTTGAGCCTTGAGCCACATGGATAGTATTAGCATAGGTGTGTTGTAGGTTAACTAGTCCTTCAGGTTTTGACCCGTATTCTGCCTTAAAGTTACGGATGTACTCTTTAGGATTAACCGGCATAAACTGGGATTTGTTAAACACATAACATTCACCAAAACTGTCCTTAGTAATACTGGAGCTATTGACAGTAAGTAATGCTCCATCACGCATGGCTTGAGAATAACCAGATTGACGTAAGATAGTTCCCCTAGGGTACAGCTCAGTATGCTTGTACACCTGAGTATGAATGTACTCGTTATAGGCTCTGGTTCGCTCTCTGTGGAACGATAAGATACGAGCAGTACTAGGACTCCAATCAGTGGTGTAATGCTGTTCTAGATGCTTCTGGAAGCCTTTACCATCGACACAGATAATTGAATCACCATTGTGCCATTCTTGAACCATAGGGTTTACACCATCTAGGACACACTTACGTAAGTAAGTATTGAAGTCTTGTAGCTTACCTTGGCTACGCATAATGGTAGTCATTGGATAGGTCTTAAGACCTAGTGTAGTGAGATAGGGAAACTCTTCATTTACTGGAGCCAACTGAGCTGAATCCATTACCCAACAGATTCTTGAGTTAGGTAGTTGTGCTTTAATCATCTCATGCTGGTCTTGGTTTACGAATGAAGATTCATCTACAAATACCAATTGTGAATTTAATTTAGGTGCACCTCTAGGTTGCATCTTGTTGGTTCTAAAGCATGGACGTAGACGAGAGTGGGAATAGATTGTCCCTTGTACTCCAAGTACTTTACAAGCTTCGTTAGTAGTACCTGTTAATAAAGAGGATATATAGAAATTGTTATCAAATATTCGACAAGCATCTATGAATGTAGACCAACCAAAATGGATATACTTGAGTAGGTGACCTTTACCTACTCCACCGGGACCATCAATAATAATGTCCTCTGGATTTTTCTTGATAGCAAAGTTTCTAATCTTGTCATGGACACCTTGCTGTTCTGGTGTTAGTGGACTCATGCAACTCCTTAAAAAAAAAACCTCCCACTAGGGGAGGTATATGTGTAGTCAAAAGTAGGACAAAGGAAACAGTAAAATCCTACCTGTAAGACTACTAAGATTCTACATGGATCATAGTACCAAAGGATGGTTTTTCTGCTCTTTCGTTACCTACACAAATCCAGATTACTGGATAGTTAGGTTTCTCTGTTGGATAACGGAATTCCATATCGGTGAAGATAATGAGGACTTCTGGTTGAATTTTGTCAAAGTGTTCAAATACAGGGAAAATGTTAGTGCCACCATGACCACGAAAATTAATCTTATCAAGTGACTCTCCTGCTTTGAACTTGAATTGGCTACTGATGTTAGTAGTGAAACCTACAATGTCTAATTGGCTTGGCTTCATTTGGTTCCATACTGCATGAATAGCACCTAAGTATAGGCGTACATCATCGTCAGATACTGAACATGATTCATCATGAGCCATGCCAATAGCACCAAGGGATTCACTGTGAAGTGTTGGTGCATAGAGACCTTGTGCAAGGTAGTGGGCATTAGGCTTCATGTATGAGTAATCGTCCTTATTGTTCATGTCATGCATGTATTTCATAAGGAGTTTATTCCAAGGTAGTTTAGGATTGATTAGCTTATCAATGGCTCCTTGTACTGAGTCTGGGATAGATTCAGAACAACCTTTCTGGGTAGCTTGGATAGCAGCTTGCTGCACTGCATTCTGTACATCGTTGATTTGCTCTGCTTCTGATTTAGAGAAGCTTGGTGAACTATCTTGGTCACCATCTTCTGGTTCATCACCTTGTCCACCACAGTCACCTGCAAGAGCATTATCTTGTTCTTCATTTTCATCCATAAGGATGTCATAGATTTGCTCTTTATCCATACCATCGAATCGTGTATCTCGAAGGTATTGCATTGGATTGCCGTCATAGACGTAAGGACTAGGGTAACTTACTGAGTTAATCTCTTTATCAATGAAAGCATTGTTAAAGTAATCTATAGCATCGTTCCATACTCTAGGGTCACGATTACCTCTGCGAGCTTGGTCCATAAATGCAGGGTGAAGTGCTTCATGGAACAATACAAAGATTTGGTGTGCTTGTAGTTCTTTAGGGTCACTATGACTATTCATGAACCACACTGGATTAATACGTAGTTCCATGCCACCAATACATGCAGTAGGAATAGACTCATCAGCGATAACATTACATTGCAGTAAGATTTGACTAAAGTAAGACAGTTCTTTGGTAGTCATTAAGAACATACGGATTTCATCAACGCATTCATTAAATTCTTTATACATAGTGTTTCCTTAAAGTAGGGGAGATTTACTCCCCTTTGTTTTGGTTATTATTTAAATTTCTTTTTGACTTCCACAATCTTGTTAATGAAGAAGTCCATACCATCTAGTTCCATAAAGTCATCATTCTGAATGAATGACATCTCAGCAAATGGATAAGCAAATGCAGTACCTAGACGCTTAACGTATTCAGAAATACTTAGTGCATTATCCTCATCAACCTTCATGGCTAGGCTAGTGATAAGCAGGTAACGAGCACCACGGTCATCAGGTACATGACAACCAGCAGGGTCTGCAAGGATTTGGTCTAGTGTTACTAGCTCTTTGTACTGTTGAGTGAAGTTCACAAACTCACTAGCCATAGAACCAATCATGCCATAAAGCACATTCATAGCTTCGATAGGGATTGGTTGGTCTTGGTCTGGATGGTTAGCACGTAAGTATGAGTTAACCATGTCCCATGTACGCTCACAGCGATATGTAGGGTCAGATGAGTTAGAGTTGTTGAATGATTCAAATGTATTTAACTCAGATGGTTTGTAAGATAGGTAAGCGTAGATACGCAAATCCCATTTCCACTCAGCCATCTTCATCAGGAACTTCTCAGTATTTGATTTGATAGTGAAGTGAACCAGACGAGATTTCAGTGCACTGGACATTTCACCGGTTGCTGCAGCATTATCTGATACACGGTTACCGGCAGCTACAGTGAATGCTCTAGGGTGTAGTTTGTGTTGCCCTACTTCACGCTCAAGCAAGATTTTGTATGCAGCAGACTGACATGCACGAGGAGCATCAGGCAGTTCATCAAAGCTGATTAACCAACCACGGTAGCAGTACTTCTTCTGGAAGTCTTTGATAGCTGCTTCATCTTTCAAGCCATCATAGTCAGCTTGCATGTGCTCAAACTGAGGTAGCAATGGCAGTGGGTCAGTGGCTAGAGGAAATCGCTTAGGTGGTAGGAATGTACTACGGTCACCATCAATAGATAGAGCACCATTCAATACTACTGGGTCTTCAGTACCCATACGTACATCAATGAATTTTAGGTTCAGTTCTGAGCCAATACCGCGTAATAGTGCTGACTTACCACAACCCGGTGATGCAGTTAGAAATGGTACAAGAGGTACTCCTGTACCTTGTTTGAAGGTCATCTCGTTTGCACGCAGACAGTTCATGATTGCAGAACGAGCTTCAGATAAATCGAATTCAAATTTCATAGTTGTTTCCTTTGGTTATTTATTTGTTTAATTGTTCAAGAGACTGTCCGAAGGACAGTTATTAGATTTTTACTAGAGGTCTTAGAAAGAAAGGTATGGTGCTTTTAATACTTTTCTTAAGTTTTTCCAATTCATTGTTTGGAACATAAAAAGCATTAATAGTTTTTGTTACATGGAACTCAGCATTGTTAGTTACACAGACCGCTAGTGTAGGGTCAAAGTAATTTCCATAAATATCTTCACAGATAAAATGAGCAACTACTTCTGGCTTTATTGCACCTGAGACTATGTAACCTGCGTGTACTTTAACTACTTCTTTAGTATGTTGTAGATGCCATAAAGCATTATAGTGGCATCGGGCATTCATGAGTGGAGGGTGATAAGTACAGTGAGACAATGTAACTGTCTTTATTACTTTACTTTTAGCATTTTTAATTAATAAGTTTTCTACAAAACCAATGTACATATGTAATGGTTCCTTATTTAAAAACATTTAGTGGTCGGATGTAGAACGTAGCGCAGTCTTCTACGTAGTTTTTCTTGCGGATTAAGAACTGAGTTGGCTTTTCCATAATGATTTCTAATGAGTCATCCCATTTGTAATCATTGAACCAAAGCAAGTGATTGTAGGTGTCTTTATTTAAGGTTTCTTTGAACGCCTTAAACACATCAATGTAGTCACATACAACATCCATACATTCTTCAGAATAAGTACCATGAGCTAACTGGTACATATGGTTATCAGCTAGATGATTAACCACATCTAATACATGATTAGCTAGGTCCACTGAGTGAAGCTCTGCTGTGTGATACTGCCTACCAATACACTTGGATAGGAAAGTATACAAATCACTGCGAGAGTAACGCTTAGACTTCCACAGAGGGTCTAGCACACTATGTATCTGTTTACGGATTTCTTTGATTTCAGGAGTAGGAATTACTCCTAATGGTTTGGTTGGTTCTTTGGTTTTGTGATGACACCCTACAAAGTTACCGCAAGCATCACACTTCCAGAATGGAAGGGAAGCTAAGTCTTCTCTGTGAGGGTAGATTTCAAAACCATCAGTGAGTCTTGCTTCTACTGCTATCTCACATTGACAACAATAAATTTTCATTGCTTCTCCTCAATTTCAAGCTGAACACATTGACCATTAATTAGTTCTTTACCAAGTTGTTCACAAGTGAATTGTTTAGAGTAAATGTGTGAAAGTAATCCTGTAAGTGATGCAAAACAAATGATGATCATTACAATTAAATTTCTTTCAAAAGTATTCATTATTTCTCCAATGATGCACCCATAGCTAGGAAAGTTTCCTGTCCTACATTGGTTACACGGTTGATACTGTTAGATTGTTTGGCTAGCCAACCTACTAAGTACATTTGTCTTAAAGCATCTGCAATTAGGGCTTTAATAACTGGGCTAGTCATACGTTTGTGTAAGCATTTGAGAGTATGTCTTAATGCTTTGTTTGGTTTAGCTTTGTTAAATTCCACAGCTAAGAAACAGCTAAGGAGTACAGATGAGTACTCACTAGCTATTAGTTCTTTCTCTTCCTGTGTCATATAGGTTTCCTCATAATTATCCAGTCAGGGTTTACGTAGTAACCATTGGTATCTATGTAACCTTTCTGAGTAGCCCCATAAAATGCCAAGGCTATTGTCACTTTAATATTTTCTTCTTTAAACCTGATTAACAAAATCTCAGGAGGTATATGGGAATATACAGGCACATAAGAAGGGAAATCAGTCCTACGGAATGAGGTTTTTTCTAGGGTTATTTCCCTGTTAAAGAATTCATCTTTGTTATCTGGTTTAGGTCTTTCCTTAAGATTTCTTAAGTATTTAACACTTCCCTTAAGTACTCTGTAGATTAAGACATTTAACGATAACCATAAAATCGCAAATGAAATCATAGGCAGTTACTCAAAGCTAAGTGTTCTCTGGAAGGAAGTACGTTTTACTTCTTTAGAGCCAAGACGTCCATCACAAATGAAGTACTGGTTAATGAGAGTAGTAAGGTAACGAACACCAATAGAGTTCTTCTCATAGTTCTCTTCAAGATGGGCATTAAGGCAAGCCAATACTTCCTCTTTAGATTGGCTAGGGAATAGTTCTAAATAAGCTTCTAGTGTTTTAGAAGTAGCTAGGATTTTCTTGAGAGATTCCAGTGATACTGGCTCAAGGTTGTACACTAGTCCTACTCGTCCTAAGAATTCAGTCTTCACACCAAATTCACGTAGACGGTCTAGGTTGATGTTCTCTTCGTTGTTGAATGCACCGGCAAAGATAAATAAAACATTATTTACACGAGCATTTACAAATTTACCAAAGTCTGCTGACACTGCTGTATGGTCAGATTCTAGAATCTTAAGGAATTCATTCTGTACACCGTTGGTTGACTCATGAGCCAATTGACCATTGCTGTTACCTGAGATGAATAGCTTATCAAATTCATCCACCAGACAGACCACAAGCTCACCACCATGGTTCAGTAGTGGAGTAAGGCATTTGCTAATACTATTACCTGCAAGACCTTCCTTAGTGATTTGAGCTGCATTGATTTCCATGAAAGTTAGTCCATGCTCTTCACAGATAGTGTTGATAGTGTGAGTCTTACCTGAACCAGATGGACCAGTTAGTACAAAATGAGGTCGTAGTTCACCTTCGCTAGAAGCAAAGATTTGGAAGATTCGGTTAATTTCTTTTTGTACTTGCGCTTGTTCTTTAATCATTGTTTGTTTCCTTTTAAATTTTGTATAATTTTTTCGAACTTTTCATTACGTTTTCTTTCAAACTCTGGACGTTCATTCAGTTCTTTAATGAATCGTTTGTAGTCATTGTGAAATTCAAACTCACGTTTACGTTCGGGAACCTTCTTACCTTTAGCTTTTACCCGGTCATAAAAATCTCCCAGCCTTTCATCTAATCCTTTATTCTCTGGATGTAAAATGTAGTACAGCTCTTGTGGGTCATAATCGTAATGACAACGGAATAGTAATACTGGTCCGTGAAGAGGGTCACTTAGATAACAGTGTTCCCCATCATCAATACAAGAATGACGGAATGTTTGGATAAAACTACTTACTGATTCCCAAGATGAAAGGTAACTACCTTGCTCTAGAAAACCATAAGGATTCTGGTCAGTAGAGAGGATTGCTTTGGTTACTTCATAGTATTCATCAAAGCATTCCTGCATATGAACACTAGCGTCTCTTAGGGATTTATCATTACACCTGTGCCAATGGTTAATAACATGTTGCTTACACACTTCATGGTCTTTATCCCACTTTTGAAACTTGTCTAATGATTTCATTGCTTGGTTCCTTATTTGAATTCTATGTAGAGTAGATTAGCTTCAGGCGGTGAGATGGTGTATGTGTACCCAAGCTTATCCATAGCTTTAATTAGTAGTGGACGGATTGCATCAGAATCTGCTGCACCTAGATGTTCAAATATTGCACCACCTCTATTGTTTCTCCATTGACGGATAACAAACTGCATCTCTTTTCTTGCTAAGCCGCAAGCATACTTAAATTTACTAGCAGCTAGTTCTTCATTTGATTTACGCATTCTTGTTTCCTTATTTAAGAATTTTTACCAAGAGAGCATACGGAGTATGCGTTTGTGATCGATGTCTAATCGATCTATACTCTCGGCAGCTACAGCTACTCAAGAGTCCTACGGGACAAACCCATAAACTAAGAGGAGGAGTGGTATGTCAGTTAATACCCCTCAACGAAAAATTAGAGGGACGGTAGCCAGTACTGAAACGTCTGGTGAATTCCCTAGCTATCTACGTGAACATCAATTCTCTGTCACTCTATTTGATGCTGATGGTAAGCCTGTGACTAATGCTACAGGTTCAATCAATATCGAGGTCAGTGATGATGGTGTTAACTATGGCTCAATTGTGAGCACTCCCATTGATGTAAGTGACCCTGCTTATGACCGTCCTACTATGACTGGTTATATCAAGCGTGTACGTGTAACTCCTGATACCATTGTTGGTGCTGTTACCTATGAAGTCACTGTGACAAGCTGGAGGTAATCATGAGTTCATTTCCCCCTATAGGTGGTATTGGTGGAGCAGGTTCACTCAATGTGCCTGATGACCACCGCTTTGCTACTACTGCTGCACGTGATGCAGCAATTCCTGACCCTAAACAGGGTGAGCAGTGTACTGTTCAATCAGGTGTACCTCAGTACCATTTGCTACAAGAATACCGTGTGGATAAGTGGGTAGACATTACTTACATCATCGAAGGTCCAAAGGGTGAACAAGGTAAGGAAGGTCCACAAGGTCCAGCAGGTGGTAAGCTTCCACATAAGGACTTAGACGTTGCATTGTATGGTGATATGAATGCACCTGAGTGGATTGCTGAAGGTAATTTTGTTTATGCCTTTATTAATCCAAAGTTTTCTGAATTATCTAATTCCCCTGCAAATGACTATGACTATGGTAATGACCCAGATAGGACATTCCCTATTGTTCATGGTGAACAAACGGTAAACACCCACGATGGTAAAACGTATGTCACTCGTACATTTATCATTAACGAAGCAGACAGACCAAAAGCTTATAACCGTGAAGGTTATGTTGAGGACAACACTTTCTACAATTGTCCTTGGCAACCTATTGATGGCTTGATTGTTAGTAAAAAACTAACCGATGGTTCATTCCAAAAAGTACCATCTGGTTTTATGAAATTTGGTGGCGGTCTTAAACCTGTATTTGATGGTGAGACTACAACTGTAAATGCTGTGGCTCCATTCAGTGAAGTTGTTGAGATTTTTGATAACTCAGAAGTGAGTAGTCCAGAAGACAACAAGACATACGTTTACTCAACAGTAGACTTAAAAGCTGACCATGAGTTCTGGTTAAACTTGGACCCTACAGATGTAGTTGAAGGTTACACTATTAGTGTTGCTACAGCTCCAACTTCAATGAGTTCAATCACTCTTTTCATGGGTAAATCAAAAGTACTAAAAGCTCCAATCTTACCGGGCAGTACTATTGTTATTAAACGCCTTACTGGAGAAAACCAATTCAGAATTTTCAAATCTGCTGGTGGTGTTTTCCTTGGTTTAGATGCATTGTTTTTAGACCTTGACCCTGCTAATTGGCAAGACCATCCAATCAATACTTACTTTGTAAGTGAAGGTACTTTTGCCAATGTCAATTCTGATGTAAATGGTAAGACAGGTAAGTTACTTGCACAGGTAATTAATACTGATGTGCAAAACAACCCTAACTCAATGATTGTTCATATCTACACAATCATATCTGGTGAAGACTCCATTAATGGTTTGCAGTTTAAACGTGTAGCAGACACTAAAGAAAACTTCATTAATGCTCCGTTAGTACCACTAAATACTACTAGTGGTGGTGATGGTTTTGTTGACCATGGAGCTATTGATAACTTAACAGCAGACTACAAAACACTTGCTGATGCTAAGTTATGTATTGGTAAAGGTTTGTCTGGTTCAGGTAACCTACGAGGTCAAATCAATGACTTCATTGGTGGTACTACTTTCTTAGGTGAAACCACAATCAATAACATGTTCAACGCTACTCGTGATGACTTAGTGGTTATGCCTCAAGTAGAGTTCCATGCTTCTATTGGTGAAGACACTCACCCTACTGTGAGTTGTACTGGTGGACTAGATGGTGCAGTGGTTGGAGGTACATCTGATGACTTCAAACCAGTTGACCCATCATAGTATTTAACCTAGCAAGAACCCCTCTAACGAGGGGTTTTTTATTTGATACCTGCAAATTCTTTAAGACTGGAGATAGTAACTACCTTGGCTTTAGTCTTGGTTAGCATATCTTCATTAGCTTTTAAGTAATCAACAATACTTGCTGGACTACTCTGCTTATCTAATTCTTCAGCTATAGTCATTAAACGTTCTGCTGTTTCTTTATTACCAGAGGTATTTAGACCTTTGGCTAACATTCTAAGCTGTGCTGTAATACTCAATTTCATTGGTTACCCTTCTAATTGGTTAAGAAGAACGTAGGTTTTACCTACAGTCATGATGTCATAGTTATTGGCTCGGAGTCTGGAGATAGCACTAACCACATTAGGTCGTTTCTTACCTAGCTCCCTAGCAAGCTCTGTGGCAGTCATTGGCTTGATACGTAGGCATTTTATTATCATAGGTTGAATGTACGTATCACACTGCTTATGACCTTTATATTGATGGGTGTCCTTGCTATCTCCTTTGTAATACCTTATCTTTACATACCCTTCCAAGGTGTCATGCACTTGTCTAGAGTTACGATTAGATGTTCCTAGCCAAATACGAGGGTAGGCATGTTCTAATTTGAAATCCATTTACCCTCCTTGGGTATGATAAAAAGAAAAAACCATTAACCGAAGAGAGCCATGAAATGCAACAAATGAACTAATGGACAAGCTCTATAAATTGGTTAATGGTGTGAAAATTGTGAAGTCTTCTATATAGGATAGAAGCATAAAGATGAGTATGACTATGAGGATATCAGTGAGTGTTATGTGGATACTTACTCCTTACTTTTTGAATTAGGAAAAATAGAGGTTATCAATCCTGCTATTAATCCAAGCCAGATAAAAGCTATAAATCCTACGCCAAAAACAATGAAACTGTATGTAGCGAATTTAAAAGCGAACTCAAGCATACCCTACCCTTTACCATTCACATCATTAAGCAACTTTCTGTATCCGGTTTTGTGTACGACTCGAAGCCACATAGCTCTAGTTCCATCTGCATCTTTAAACTGCTCAAATGATTTGCAGTGCTGCTTTCCCTGTCCCCACTCACAATACAAATCATAAGCCGCTTCAAGCTCCATCTCACGCTCTGTTACCTCAATGCGGCGGTGTATATTTTCATGAACATGTGCATAACTAAAATCACCTTCAGTCTCAATTTGCACGTAATGCTCATCACCATCGAATGAGAATAAATCACCACGCTCAAACTCTTCCTTTAGGTCAAAGAGATAATCCGTTACCTTCTCATAGCGGTATGTTGGCTTGGTTTCTTCAATAGCATCCAGTACTTCTTTCTCTTCAGGGGTTTCTGTCAGGATTGTGTGAGTGTTCATTTGACTTTCTGCTCTGTTATAGCTTTCATCTGATACGTAAGATAAAGAACCGTAACCACTAACTGAGTAACCGACAAGTTGAGCTAGTTGCTCTTGGTATTTGTAATCGATTTTATTCTCAGCACAATAGACAGCTATCGCGTTCATGTTACTTACTTCTGTACATAGCCAATCAACTATTGGATTAGCTTCAAATCTACCGTTACTTATTGGTTGCATTGGGTATTCTGTACTCATCTCTCTATTCCTTATTTTTAAGTAAAATAACTAAAACCCATTTACGCTTACTATCGATGGTCTTTACATAACAGCTTTCCATCTTTAGAAGCTAGCCATTCTCGTTTTCGTTCATTTATTTCTTGAACAATTTCTTCTCTGGTTTTAACTTCACCCTTTTTATTTCTGTTATACGGATTAAGGGTTTGATAGAACTTTTTCGTTTCTTGGGTTTTCTTTTTGCAACCCTCAACGCAACATTCTTGCTTGATAACACCTTTAGTTGAAACTTCTTGGAACGTGTATGTAACCATTTCTCTATTCCTTATTTGTTTATTTATTAACGCTTTGGCACTATAGCACCGTTAAAAAGTGTCCTTGTATAGACCCACCGATGAACACACCGAACAGGAATGAACTAATTGCCACGGCTAATACTTCCAAAGCTATTCTATTTGGCATAGATGTCCTTTTGTCACTCATATAGCAACTCCTTGTAATAGACCGTTAAGTAATATCCCACCTAAGAATACTCCTAGTGAGATACAGATGATGATAACCACATACTCAAACACAGTAACAATGGTTAACAGTATGGCTCTAAGCATGTGGTTACCTCTCAGTTAAAGTTGCTTAATAGCTTCTACGATACGAGCTGCACTGATATCTTCAGGTAGTAGCATATGGTTAATTACTACCACATCATTACCTTCCATAGAGATGATGGTTAGCTCATCTTCATCACGTACCTTCATACGCTCAACAGGGATAAGACGTACTTTAGGGACAACCATGTGAGAACCACTATCAGGACGCAATGCAATGCACATATGGTCTTGTTTAGGAATATCACACCCAAATATCCATGTACCGTTGTAACCTTTAATACGGTACAACTGAGGAGCTTCTTCAGGTGTTTCTTGTACTTCTTCCTGACAGCTATTTAGGTAAGCAATGAGGTCTTTAGTAGACCAATCACGTAGTTTTTCTACTCTTCCTACAGCAACTAGTACTTCACTAAGACCAGCAGGCATAAAACTCACCTCAGATGTATCTAGGTGCTTTACTAAAGGAATTGTGTGATAACCTAAAGTAGCAATATTTCGAATGGTTTCTTCATTTTTACGGATTAGTTCTAGTTGTTTTTCTGTTGCTTTTAGCATTGGTTTTCCTTTAATGGTTTATTGATTTATCATAAGAGATGCCGAAGGCATCTATTGGAGATACACTAATGAAACATTTATTAGCATTATTAGAATATGAAGAAAGCTACAGAGAGAAAGCTTATTACTGTAGTGCCGGTTACCCTACCATTGGTATCGGTAAGAAGATTGGTCCTAAAGCAGCTCCTCTGCACTTCTATCAGTTCACTTGTTCAAAAGAGCTAGCTTACCTCTGGTTAGACGAGGAAGTAGCTAAGGTTCAACTACAGCTCGTTAAATACGACTGGTATAACAAGCAGTCTGATGATCGTAAAACCATCCTTATCAGCATGGCTTATCAAATGGGTGTAGAAGGCTTACTAAAGTTCCGTAAGATGATTGCTGCTCTTAAAGCAGGGAACTTCTATGAGGCTCGTATGCAGGCTTTAGATAGCAAATGGTATCGTGATACTCCCCTACGAGCTAAACGTCATGCACAGGTCTTAGAGACTGGTGATTTGCTTATCACTTATAACGGATTACTGGGGTAGATTATGTTTCAGCTTATTGCTTCATTTTTTACAGGGATTCTGTCCTCTAACAAAGCAGCAGACACTGCATTGGATTACCTACGTAAAGCAGGTGACTTAGATGATATGAATGGTAAGGAACGTGCTCAGTGGCTCCTAGACTATGTGCAGGCTACCAAGCATCAATCTCCTGTACGCAGATTCTTAGCCATCGTGGTTACTATGTTGTGGGCATTCCTAATACTGTCTTGGGCAGGTTTATGCTTTGTAGGGAATATCTTTGATGTAGAAGGAGCTGTGAATACAGCAGGGTTGTACTTCACTATGTTGAAGGAAGTGAGTCCTTATTTTGCAGGTGTTATGGCTTTCTATTTTACTAGCCAGATTATCAATTCAGCCAAGTCTAAATAGACTTACGGATATCCTCTACTTCGGTAGGGGATAACTCTCTTCCTTTTAATATTATTTCAAACTCGCTCCAACACGGCAAATCTACTATTAAACCACTTACATCTTTTAACCATTTAAATGAAGTATTTAGGTATTTACCAAAGACAATAACAGGTGTTCCATCTTCTATATCCTCATCTAAAACAACCGACAATGGTTTATCCATAACTAGATTATTTAGAGTAGCAAAATCTACTGCATCTTTTTCTCTAGGATTTAATTTAATTATTGCTCGGTAGTACTTTGCCATGAAGTAGTTCTCCTAATTCTATTGTATCTAATTCCTTACCTTTTAGTATTATTTCAAATTCATCATAGGCGTGATTTAATGCAAGAGCTGTTACATTATCAGGCCATTTAAAATTAGTATTTTCTGCTTTATTTATGTAGTGGTCTCCTTCTTGATATTTTTCAACTATTAGAGTTATTGGCTTAGTAATCTCTAAATCATTTATTTTTATAAAAGCCTGTACATCTTTAGACTTAGACTTTAACTTAACTATTGCTTTAAAGTAACGCATACACATCCTCTATGGTTAATCCATATTCACTTAAACTATCTGAGATAAGTTTATGGGATTCTCTCTTGGCTTCTAACTGACACAAGTAACCATACCTAGAATAGATAATTACTACTCCTGTAGTCATATCTTGCTCTAGATAACTAATTAAACTAGGTAATGATTCCTTGGTTACTTTGATTTGTTTATTATTATATTTAATTGTTTTCATTCTTATATGGTTTCTCCATAATGATTGTAAATTCTTTTGAATACAGCCATTCCATACTCACATAGTTTGTTTCTGATAAGTTTATTTTAACAATACTATCTAATTGGTTTGGTGGTTTTACTGTAAATGTGTTATCAGTCTTTCTTCCAGTTACTGTTATAGGTTTTCTTAAATTATGAAAATCCAATACCATTACATCTGGCCCAAAGTGACTTGGCTCAAGTTGGATTAGGTATTTCTTCAACATACTCTTTCTCCATGATGAGTGTGTATTCACGAGGATACAATGTTTCTATTGGTGCAGAATCTACTTTAATAATTAAAGCTAAATTATCAGTTTCTTCTGCTAGGAATTTTAAACATAACTCTCCACCAGCTATCATACCTAATACTGTAATAGGTTTACGTAGATTCATTAGGTCAATAACTTGGATATCCTTAGCAAACTTACTTGGTTCCAGTTGAATTAGGTATCTCTTTAACATAGTGTTTCCTTAGAATGATATCGAAGTGATTTAGTGAGAAACATGCAATAGGTCTCCCATCTTCTTTATGGATAAATGGACTAGTGTGTTTATCCTTTAGGAATATATCATCCCATACATCTGTATGTCCTTTTAAGGTGTATGTTTTATCCAGTTCGTTATTAGGTATTACGTTATAGTCACATGCATGTGAAGTGTCATATAAGACCCAATCAGGTTTAAGCTTACACACTATTACTTCTAGGTTTTCATTCATGATGGTTAATACACTCCTCTTCTGTATCGAATACTAATTCCCTTCCAGATAGTCCTGTATCCTCTCCTAAGCGTATTGCTAGACTAACGAAGGCATTATCCTCACCTTTGATTAACATGTGTCCTGCACACTGTAGGTGAGTCTTCTTGCGGCATACAAAGGATTCTTGGTTAAGTATTTCTTGCATACGTTCCTTACCTAACCATCCCTTCATAGTATCTTTCCTGAATGGACAGTCCTTACAGGGTTTCTTTACATTAGGTAGGCTCACTAGGTATCTCCTTTATTAAGATAATGTCAAAGTATCTACTGCTTATGGCTCCTTCTATTAACCAATCCAGTTCTTTGTTGTTTTTATGTAATAACCATTTATAGCTATTCTCTGAATTATATGAAGGTTTATTAAGAGTTACTTTGATTTGACGTACAGGTACTGTCTTTAGTCTTTTACGTACATGGGTACAATCTTTGAGTACAATTACTGCTTTGAATAGTTTCACTTAATCTCCTTTTCTATAATTACAGTAAAGTCGTGACTAGTTATACCCACACTATTCTTTTTATTTTTCCAAGGCAATTTATGATTTTCTTTTGTAAATATAATCCTATTTTTGCTATGTTCTGAATATGCGCTTAATACTACTTTTACTGGTTTACTAGGTACTGGGTCTAACTTTGATTTTACAAATTTATTATCTTTAAATAATATTAAAGCATTATATAGTTTCACTATTACTCCTTAGTCATTACCAGTGTGAAATCCCAACCTTCTATTAAAGCAACTCCTCCAGTCATTTTTGTTTCTTCCCAATCTAACTGAGGATTATCTTCAAAGTACACAACAGCTTTACCATTTATTGGTTCACCTAGTGTTACCATTATTGCTTTATCAGGAATGGTTAATAACTCAGGATTACTATGAATTTTGATTAGTGCTTTCATTAATCCTCCTTAGTTAGTATCACAATGAATTCAGGTGCAAGAGAATTACTAACACTCATGTCATTACTAAGACAACCAAAGTGATAAAAGTCAAATTTATGGTTATTAGTCTTAACTATGTCACCACATTTATCTAATTTAACAAGTATTTTACTATCTGTGGTTAGGTTATTTAATTCTAAGAATTTTTTAGAGTCAGGTGTATTATCTGTAATAGTAACCAGTGCTTTCATTACCCCTCCTTAATTAGAATAATATCAAAATCCCTACCTTGAAAAAGTAACGCTCTATTTTCACTTTTCCAAGCTAGCTCACTATTATTTCTTCTTGATACTATGTAATTATCTGATATATAACCTATATATAAAATAACTTTTACTGGTTCACTGGGAATAATAGATAATTTTCTTTTTACTTCTCTAGATTTTTTAAATTTAATTACCCCTTTATATTTTTTACAGATTTCCATTACTTCTCCTTAATCAAGATGATATCGAAGTCACGATCACTTAGTAATATATATCCCATTCCCCATGGTAAGTGGTTATTATGTTCCTCTTTTAACCACATATCCTCAAGGTCAAATTCATCTTGTGATAAAGTAACTAATACTGGTTCATCAGGAATTACTTTTAATCTATCTTTGGTTGTGGATGTATCCTTAATCTGAACTAAAGCTTTCATTCACCTAAGCTCCTTAAAAAAATAAACTCAATCAAGATGCCGTAGGCATCTCAACTGAGTATGTATTTTATCTTAAGCAGTAGTTAGCTTGGCGAATCAATGAAGGTAGTTCTTCATGTCCTGCCATCTTAGTGTATGTTCCATTGGTTCTACTGAAGTCACGTAGCATACGTTGGAATAGGTTAGATTCTGCAATCTCTGCAAGTATCTCACGGTAGTACCAACGTACTTCATTACCGTACTGAGGTAGAGCAGTAAACGCATCATGGATAGTCACTAGCTCGAATGATGGCTTATCCAATACACCATCAATAATCTTAGCCAGTAGAGCACCTTGGTTATCAGTGATGTCTTCACCTTCTAACACTCGTTGAGCCAGTGCAATAGATACTGGTTCTGTTGGGTCAGTGAGCTTACAACCTTGCAGTGCTGAATCCACTAGCATTAGCTCATCCTTGTTATGTTTTGCACGTCTACGCATCTCACGTACCACATAAGCATCGGTGATGTGAGCACCCTTAGAACCTAGTGCTCTGAATCCATCATCCCACTGAACTACATCATACACATGGCTCATAGAGCTTGGCTTACCAGAGGCTGTAGGAATCTCGTCAATGACAACCTTCTTACTCACTTGAGTAATCACCTTAGTATTAGTGTAATGACCGTCAGGCATTGTTGTAGCGTATTCTACAATACCTTCCTGCACACATCCTGCCAGTGATGCCAATGCATCTTCACCACCCGGACACATTTGCTTACATGCTTTGTAGAATGCCACTAGCTGTGCAGTACCCTTACCAAATACCTGTTCTGGTTGCTTAGTAGACTGATAATAGTGAGTCATAAATGGAGTCTTTAGATCTTGACGTTGTAACCCTTCAGGTGAGTAACCAATGTGCTTGTCTTCTGGTAGGTATTTGTTCATGTAACCCATGAGTGCTGTATACACATCACATCGTTTGTTTGGGTCAACCATACCTACTTGTGAAGCTGTTTGTACGCAGCCTGTAAGAGCTGCAAACATCTGTAGACCTGAAGCTGTAGCATCTAACTCAATACGGTGGTTAGTGTAACCAGTCTTAGCTGCTTTACGTAGAGCCATCAGAGACTTCATATACAGTGCAGGTTCATCAGCTTCATGAACCAGTTTATCTAGGTTTTTACTGTTCTCTTTAACCCATTCAATTGCTTCATCGAATGTACCTTTGTCATTACCAAATGTTGTAGCTAGGTCAATCATTAGGTATTCCATTGGGGAGTAAGTAGATATGTTCATGTTTGTTTCCTTTGGTTTATTTTATTTTTCTAGGATTATGTTTAGGCATTCTTTATGTATAGAAAGAGTAGATAAGCTGTCAATACAATGATTTAAGTCATAACCCCTAAATACTCTGGGTTGGTTATATGGCTTAAATAAGTCTTTATACTTTCGCCCTACATAACGATTTTCAAACTTTTCCTCATTAATTGTTGCTAATATTTTCCTACTCATCAGGTTTCTCCACAATTATATCTAACCAGTAAGATAGAATGTCTTGTCCAGTTAATGAATCTATTTTAGTGTATTTTGATCCAGTAAATAATCTAACTTTATCCGGTTGCCATAACTCTATAAACTCATCATCAACAGGTATACTAGAATTATTAATCCTATCCATGTTTAACTTAGCTAGTACTTTCATCAGACTTCTCCAATAATATGTCTAGATAACATTCATTTATTCTTCTACCTGTAAGGGAATCAATTAATACTGTCGTACCGCTTGATGTTGTTCTAATACCTGTAAACATCCTAGGTTCATCACATGGTTCAAAGAATCCAATCTCCTTTAACATTTCCGGTATTTCTTCCCTCTTGACAGTTGCATACGCTTTCTTAATCATTAGGTTTCTCCATGATTATGTTTAGACAACCTTTAGGTACTTTTAGTCCAGTCATACTGTCTATCCATAACATACCTAGTTGAGTAAATAACCTTGGTTTACCAAATGGTTTGTACCATTCCCGTTCATGTTTATATAATAGATAAATTCTAAGTTCCTCTTCATTGATTGTTGCCAGTACCTTCATCCAAACATCTCCCTATACTCTGGTTCAACATACATGTCTTCACCATGGTAGAAGTTAACCATAGCTTTCTTGAATGCCTTACCTTGATAGTTAATGTGATACCCCTCTGAATACACACGACCATTCAAGTCCACATGATGGTTCATATAGAACTTGTTACCATGCTTGAACATCTCCAAGTACACATGGTTAGATTGCTCTGTGAATACTTCCCACTGCTTACGCTGTTCTTCTGTAATCTCTTGGTTCTTGTTCTTCTTACTTGGTTTCAGTACATCTTGAACTGTACGTAAGAAGTCAATATCCAAACTGAAAGCAACATTGTTCAGACTGTTCATTACATCAAGGGATACAGTCTCATTGCTCTGATGCAGTCGTCCTAGTACCACTGGTTTACCACCGCAGTAGTATCCAGACATATGGTTATTAACCAAGGTACGTGGCTTACATATCATTGGAGGCAAATGCATAGACTGCTTTAGACGTAATGCTGTGTCTTCATCCAGACCATACTTAGGTGCAATGGCTACCACTGGTTGGTCTTGTATCTTCACAGGTGACACATGGCTAGGGTAAATATCCACTAGGTCAGCTTCACACATATGAGCACATATCTCACCAACGGTCTTGATAGCCTCTAGGTAAGGAAGGTCTAGTGCAGAGTGACATCTACCTATGATTCCTGTTAAGGCTTGTACACGACTCTCCTGAGACAGTAGAGCCATAACATCTACCATGACTTCTTCTATCTGCTCCATGGTTACCTTAGATAGACGTACATTCTTTGATTCGTAGAAGTCTTTGTTTTTCCATTCCTCAATGAACTTAAGGCAAATACCAAACTTATCCACAATCTCTGGAGTATTCATTAAATCTTCTTTTACAAAGTCTCTTACATGTTTCTTCGAGTACTTCATTTCAATTGCAATTTGAGTTTTAACACGGTCACTTGATATCTGTATCATTGGTTTATTCCTAATCTATCTAGAACAAAAATACTTAAGTAATCACTACAGATTACCTAAGTACTATCGTTATTTAGTATTCATACATTGCTCGAAATCTGAAGCTGCTTGGCAAGCTCGGATATGTTGACCTTCAATCTGAACGTCAGCTATATATCCAATTGCTATACCAAACAGGAATACGAGAATGTGTGTTATGAGTTTCATGATGGTTTCCTTCGAAGTTAAACCATCGTTCGCTCGACAGAGCGAATGTGCTCGCAGAGCACACAGTGTAAAAAAAAGAGTGCACATCCCGAAGGACATGCACAATAGGTTTAGAATTCGCCGTAAGATGAAGCATCTTTGGTTTCAGCTACGACTTGAATCTCTGCTACCAAGGTAACAGTAATCTTTCCATCGTTAGCCTTAGCTTGCTCAATAAGAGCTTCAGACAGACCACCAGTATCTACATTCAATGCAGTACCGTAAGTCTTGATACCCTGAAGAGGGAATTCCTGACCTTCTTTGTTCTTGATAGAACGTAGGTTCATCCAAGCATCAGCTTTCTTTTGGTTTTCAGTAGTTGCTTGTTTTTGAGTTTCAGTTTGAAAAGCCATAATAGTTTCCTTTTGGTTTATTGGTTTGATTTTCATTATCTGCCCGATAGGGCAAGCACTTAGATTGAAGCGATTTCGGACATTACTTCTTCCACTGCAATCTCACCACGGAGGTGTTTGATAGCAGACTTGAACAGCTCTTTTTTACGCAAGTAAGTATCAAAAGCTATTTCAAATTCTTGTGTATCAGCCATGACAGCTTGCTCAATATTGAGAGAGTCAGCTAACTCTTTATGAGCAGTAAAATTTTTAAGTCTAGGTACGGCTAATGACTCTAGTTTTTCTTGGATTAGAGTTAGTTTTTCTTTATTGGTTAGCATAGGAGTCCTTGAGAACAGATTTCTACAAATCTGTCCATTTTAGTTTAGGAATGAATGAATTGTGGTTTTATGAATTTAAACGAAATGATTGAATAACTATTCAGTACAATATTGAGCAATAAACTCTTGATGAGGTTTCAAAGCTTCTCTACGTTCTTTACTTGAGTTGAAAGCTGAACGATTGTACTCAATTGTCTCGATGGTTTTAGCAGCAAAGATACAATCATCTTTGATAAGTAGTGGTTTAACAGCGTAGACAAATGCTGTTACTGCAATCAGCATAAGCACTGCTATTGCCAAGATATGGATTACTTTCATTTGATTACCTTTTGGTTTTGTGGAGCAAGAGTAGCGCAAAAAAGACACCTATTATGTTGATGTAACTACCGCAGAGAACAAATAATACATTCAATACTCCTGACGCATGAAACATTATTCTCATAGCATCACCTGTTCTACTATTTGATTAGCTTCGTAGATAGTTTCACTAATTTCTTTAGCTTCATGCAGCTTCTTAAGTATAGGTACAGTCTCATTTGAATAAACGGTAGAAGCTTCTTCATAAGCTTTCTTTTGAGGAGAATCTGTAAACTCTGGAGTAGGTCTATTCTCGTACCATTCCTCCCAATGTTTCTCCCAATTTGGTTTACGCTCAACTAACTTGTTGATAGCTTGCTCATAGTATTCAGGTTCATGCAGTGTCATGGTTATCTCCATTGGTTAGTTCTATTATTCACGCGATAGCGTGTTTACAGCTTATCAAGGAACTCTTGTTCTACTGCTTTCAATGCCTTGATGTATTCACCATAGTTACTCGTACCATTCAGTACATCATGGTAAGCAAGTTCATAGGCAAAATTACCTTTACGGAAGTCAGACTTCTTATGTTTTGGATTGTCTAACTTACCCACTAACGTAAACACTTTCTTGTCTGGCTTACCTCTTTGTGGAATCTCTTCACATACCAGTACACCTTGCTTTGCTAAGTTATCCAGTATTCTGTAAATCTGTTGATGCATGTTACCAGTAGCAATACGAATACTGATGTCGTATCCACTCATTGGTTCTTCACTTTTAAACAACATTACTTTGATAAGTTCTTCTAAGTTATACATTTTCTTTCTCCATTATGATTTCAAATTCTGATGCTAAAAGGATACAGCCATTACCATAAATCCCTAATTCAGGGTTATCATCTGTATACACATCACCATTTTCTATGTTGACTGTAATGACTTGACCGCATAACTCCTGTACGCTGTATTTCATCCCATCTCCCATTGCTATTGGTTTATTCTGTACCTTGATTACTGCTCTACGCATAGGTTATCTCCAATGGTTAAACATACTCATGAGCACTGTCTCCAATGCTCATTGATATGGCTAACTTAGAACTCAATCTCTAGGTCATGGAAGTAATCCACATCCTCTTGAGTTGCATCTCTACCACTGTTGTCATGTGGTTTAGGATTCATTGCTTTATCAAAACTTTCCATAAGTTCTTCTGCGTCTTGTTCTGTAAATCCATAATCCAAGTCTCTAGGTGTCATTGGTTAATCCTTAATTAAGAATGCTTTGTGGTAGATGAATACATTGGAAGGCAATGTATTTGTTAGAGGTTTAACTTGGTTTACAGTAAGTCCTCCAAACCCTACAGCAGGCATAGGTAAATGGAATGTATATTCAGGATTAGCTTCAGCTTTTACTCTTAAACAAAGTACTGACAACTCTACTAACTCTATGGTTGAGTTATCTTTCCAGTGCTTCTTGGTTTGGAATGCTCCTACCATTACATCACTGTCCACTAGAGTCTTAAGACCATATTCAGATAGATGTTCTATTTCTTTTCCCATGAGCTTAGGGATAGCAGGTACACAGTCTTTCATTGCTTTAGCATTACCTGCACCCATAACCAATTCACCATTAGATTTGATGGTTGAGTTACCTGTAAATAAGTAAGCATTGAATGGTTCTAATTTGCTGTAATCAACTAGTCCTTTGATGTATTTAGGCATTGGTTATTCCTTAGTGTATGGTGCAGCAATAAGTGGTGATATTGTGTCTTTACGTTCAGCAGGTTTGTTGATTTCTTTGATGTAATCCTCAATGCCTTTGTCAAAGTCTGTGTAATCATCAAAGTCTTTGGCTACTTGTATTTGTTTTTGCCAGTTGTCTAACGTATGTCCATTTTGATGATGGTTCTTTGCTTCGTTGTATCCACGTTGTCTTTCAGGAGTCACTGGTTATTCCTTTTTAATTAAATGCTCTATAGCCTTTTTCAATCATTAGCATCCAAATCAATTCATGTTTGACTTGAAGTTGAAACTGAGTATCAGGTTTAACTAATGCAAACTTTACATGCATTGTGAATGTTTCTGATAAAAGAGGAGTACTTGCCAATTCTTTTAGGCATGTCTCTAAATCTGCGGATGAGATATTTTCAATTGGTTCCATTGGTTATTCCTTATTCAAGTAATTGTATATCATTGCTCACTCGATAGAGTGAATGGATATGCTTGATAGGTTGAGTGTGCTTAGGGTGAGAGTAACCGAAGGTTACAGGTTGAGATTGTGAAGGTATTTAGTTTAAAAAAGTATTAGATACACTCTAATTCTCACTGTGTGTACACGTAAGGCTATGGTTCTCATGATAATGAACATTGGTATGGCTAAGGTCTATCGTTGCTTAGGATGGCATACAGGTCTATCTGTGTGTATGTGTTGTGTATGTGTAAAAAAAATAAAGTAGCCCGAAGGCTACTGTTATTATTCTTCTGTATTGAGGTTACCGAACTTCTTGTTGAACTCTTGGTTGAGTTCATCGTCATTGTTCAGCTTCTCCTTGAGTTGCTTAATCTTATCTTGGTTATTCAGGAACTCTTCCTTCTCGAATGTGGTAGCTGTATTCTCTGCTACTGATGCTACTGATACGAATGCATTTGCGAACTTCTCTAGACCTAGGAAGAATGCTGCGATGGTAGTCCATAGTTGTGCTAGTGCTTTAAACATAGTGATAGTCCTTATTGGTTAATGATGCTGTCGATGATTGCTAGGATGCCAATGCTGATTGCAATGGTGATGCCAATAGCATGAGCTGATTGAGTGATGTTAGTGAGTAGGATGTCAAGCATGTGATGTACTCATAGGTTAGTTATGTTTCTGTTATTAGCTCGTCAGAGCTAGGTATGGGGGGGTATGCTCAGTATATGTAGGCTGAGTT